CAGGTCGCTGCCGCTGGCCGCGCCGAACAGCCGGGCCAGGTCGCTGCCGCTGGACGCGCCGATCAGCCGGGCCAGGTCGCTGCCGCTGGCCGCGCCGAACAGCCGGGCCAGGGCGCTGCCGCTGGCCGCGCCGAACAGCCGGGCCAGGGCGCTGCCGCTGTGTCCAGCCAGCGCCATAGACAGTTCCGTGTCGGTCAGTGCTTCCAGGTTCTCCAACGCCTTTGCGTAGATCGCCCGTGAGGCGTGCAGTTGGTCAATCAATTTGATGGTGGTCATTCGGTGCCTCTTGGTGGTTGGTGATAGTTCAGAACGGCGCCTTGTAGGCCCGCAGCTTCTCGCGCTGCGCATCAGTGAATCTCTTGCCCTTGGTCTCGATGAAGGCCATCAAGCGGTCAGGGTCGGTCGGCTTCTCGGCGTCGGTGATCTTGTCGGCCCAGCCGATCTCGCGCTCCGCGAACTCATCGTCGGTGTAGTAGGGCTTCTCCGCTGGCGGTGGCGGCACAGGTCTATCGCGCTGGCTTGGCGGTGGACGCGGCGCCGGCGGCGGACCACCATCGTCTTCAGCATCGTCGTCCTGCTCAGACAGACCCGTGGCGGCCTTGAGCGTGTACCGCTCCAGGTAGCTCACGGTGCTGGCCCGAGCGTGCATTGCGTTCTTGGCGCCCCCAATGTCAGGTGGGCCGCCGAAACCAACCACCTCGTGGTGACCCTGCACGTGTCGCAGCTTGCATTCCACGCGGATCCACTCTTTCGAGTCTTCGACGATCGCCCATGAGAAGCTCATGCCGTGCCTGGACATGGCCTCCGAGACGCCCAGCACCCAGGCGTGCCCATCTGCGTACTTGCGGCCCTTGAGCGGCCCGTCGTTGACGGTTCGGTTCCGGATCACCTGGACGCCCTCGGACTTGAAGGCGGCGAAGGCCGCGTTGTAGGCGTTCTCTGCTTCGCGCTTCTGCCAGCGCTCGTAGACGTCGATCAGGCCGTTGATCTTGGTCAGGTCCATGTCGGGGCGCACCGCGGCAGCCTCGATCAGGCGCATCAGCGATGCCGTGCCGCTGGCGGGCTGCGCTTGCTGGATGACGGAGTGCTGTTGCCCGATGTGTTCCAGCGGCTGCCGCGCGGTCTCCTGCAGCGGGTCGGACACGATGGTGCCGTCCGCGTCGATCGTTGTGGTGGTGTTCATGGCTTCCCGATGTGAAAGTGGTGCCGCAAGGCCTGGGCCAGCGCGGCGAAGATGGTGTGCCCGCTGGCGCGCAGGCGAACGGGGGTCGGTTTGTTCCTGCTCACAGCCGGCCTTTCAGGATCTCCAACTGCTCATCCGCCCAGGCCGCCGGCCACTGCAGTTGCCGCTGTTTTTCGGCCGTCGAGGCCCATGCCGCCCTGGCGTGGTTGTTTTCGACGTCAGTCATCGCCCGCAGCGGCGGAATTTCGGTTGGCATCACCGGACTGAACCAGGTTTGCGGCTCTGCCGGCGCATGGGCCATGAAGTAGGCCCGCAGCGACATGCCGGGCCGGCCATGGATGAACTCGCCATTTGGCAAGCCGGAAAGTCCAGCCTCTGGAAAGGCTGGGCCACCGTCATCAGGTTCGGGTGCGCGGCTCGGCGCGCTGGTCTGATGTTCAGTCACTTCGGTCCTTGTGGTCTCGTTTGCGCCGCACGAACTGCAGCACGAGCCCGGACTATGCATGACAGATGCCGCACGCGCAAGCGCCTGAATCACGAGTGTGGGTGTTGCGGCATCGGTCGCTCGTGTGCCATCATGTCGGCATGACACAAGACGAGCTACGAGACGGGCTGCAAACGGCCGACCTTGCCATCGTGGCGGGCCGCAGCAAGGTGCATATCCGCACGCTGCAGCGAATCCGTGGGGGCCAGCACAAGGCGAGCCCGCTGACCATCAAGGCCGTGGCGCCCGTGCTGGCGCGCATGGCTGCGAAGAAGGCTGCGCGATGAGCGACAACGTGACGGTGTTTCCAGGCGCCGATGGACTGCCAGAGAACCCGCTGCAGTTCGCGCCTCGGCACCCTGGGTTCTGCAGCCACCCAACCATCATCCTTGATGAGCACGACCGCACGGTAAGGTGCTCAGACCCGAAGTGCGGGGCGGTCCTGGATGCCTTCGATTTCCTGCGCAGCAATGCGCAAACCATCGATAGCGCCTGGCGCAGGCATCGAGAGGTGCTGCGCCAGGCCGGCGAGGTAAACGACCGCGTGCATACCCTGAAGAAGGAGGAGGCGAGGCTTCGCGCGCAGGTGAAGCGCCTCCAGGACAAGACGGGCTCGGTGCTGGTGGTTCGTCCAGAGAAAGGCACGCTGTGAGCAGCCACCGTGGCGCCCTGCGGGCCGAAGAGCGGAAGCTGTGGCCAGACGAGGCCGAGTTCGTGGTGCTGTGGCTGGAAGTCGGCTACTCGCTGGAGCGCGTTGCCACGGTCATGGACATGACGTTGCCGCACGCCCGCCACTTCCTACCCGGCAAACCCAGGAAGCCGCAGGCCAGGAAGCGGCTTGAACAGCGCAGCGCGTTTGCCCGGCCCGGGGCCCCCACATGAGCGCCGCCGAGCCGAAGCGCGTGCAGCTCACGTGCGAAAGGATGAGTGAGCCGAAGGCACCCGGCTGCCTGACCTGGGCATCCTGGCACAGCGTGCCGGCCTCCGTGCAGTGGTTCCATGCGCTGCTGGAGGCGCGGGAAGCGAAGCTGTTCGGCGAGCCGTGCCCGATCGGCAACATGCAGGACAAGCCGGAATGACGGCCCGCGTGCTGGACCCGTGCTGCGGCAGCCGGATGATGTGGTTCGACCGCGAGCACCCGGATGCGGTGTTCGGCGACGCCAGGCGCGAGACGCTGGTGGTCAAGGATGGCTCCCATGGCCGAGTGGACGGCACGCGCACGCTGCGGGTGGACCCTGACGTGCAGTTCGATTTCCGCGCGATGCCGTTCCCTGACGGCGCGTTCAAGCTGGTGGCGTTCGATCCGCCCCATCTGGTGCGCGCCGGCCCGCGGAGTTGGATGGCGGCCAAGTATGGAAAGCTCGAGGCCGACTGGCGGGACGACCTGCGCGCTGGATTCGCCGAGTGCTTCCGCGTGCTGGGTGACGAAGGCGTGCTGGTGTTCAAGTGGAACGAAACCCAGGTGAAGGTTCGCGAGGTGCTGGCGCTGACGCCGGTGCAGCCGCTCTTCGGCAACACCAGCGGCAAGAAGGCCGGCACCCACTGGTACGTCTTCATGAAGCCGCGTTCATGAGCGCCACCGGCGGCTTCGTCGTGGTCGGCCGCCCGCCCGGGACGATCACCTACTCGCGGCGGATGCGCGCCGACGCAGCCGGCAAGAACTGCGTCTGGGTGCAGGACGGGGCCGGCCAGCCGGTGCTGCAGGCGAAGCTCCAGCAGGTCACCAGGCGCCGCGCCCGAGTTTCTGCCCACCAGGTGCCCTACCACTCGCGCGCAGCCGCAGACGAGGTTCTGCGCCGCGTGGCGGGCCTGGGCTGGACCGACTTGGAGATCCGCCAGGACGGCCGGCCGGTGGCCACCACGCGAACGGGGGTTCAAGGTGCTTGACGGCGGCGCGCGGTTGCGGCAAAGTCCGACAATCACTGCTGCAACAGTGGAGATCAGCATTCGAGCCTCCTCGCATGCGTTCCCAGGGCACACGCCCTGCCGGTGTTGCAGCACCTGGAACGCAGCCGAGGGGGCTTTTGCGTTTCTGGGCCTCCGGTCGGGCAGTGGTGACGAGCCATGCCCTTGCCATCGGGGCACCGGACAAAGACCGCGCTGCGATCGATACCAGCATCCAAGAACCAGGGCGCCGCAGGGGGCCCGTCTGGCGGCTATCCCACGGCTTCCAGCGAACGACTCATCAAAGGCTGATGAGGGGTGGTAGGGACGTACCAGCGGAGCTAAGTCGGCCGCTTAAATCGTCAGAGTCCGATGGTGGTTCTGGGGTATCAGGGAATGGCAGGGGAAGCGGGCAGGAAGCCGGGGATCAGTCAACCCCTGCTTTGGCAGTCATATGGAGAATTGATATGAGTGACAAACAGAAGATGTGGGCAGTGCAAGTCAATGGGCCTGATGACGTGCATGCATGCGCAGACCGAGAAGTTGCCGATGCCTTGGCGCTGGTGCTGAATCGCCAAATTCAACGGCATGGCCCAATGCCTGGATCCCCGGCGGTGGTCGCTGAGGTGATCGAGTGGCCGTACGGTTACGAGGCGTGGAAGGCGTCAAGCGAACTGCTTCGACTGGAAGTCACCCTCATTGAGGCTACACGCCCGTGACTGTTCGGTGGCATTGCCAGCATCAGAGGCGATGACAGAACTACGCTAACTGTGGCGATAAAACCGTGTGTTTACCACGGCCCCGGGTCCCGAGCGTTCGGGGGTGGGTGAGGCAGTGACAGCCGGAGAGACGGCAACAACCCGCCAACCCGCAGGGCGTCTTCTGCGGACCGAATGAACTGTAGCCCAGCACCATGAGCGACTACGTGAAGGTCCCCACAACCCAAGAGGTGTGGGCGGCGGTTATGGCCAAGCACCGAGATCAGTTGGTGGTGTTCGAGTCGTTCTCGAACCCGGACGGTCATGCGTTTGGTGGCGGCGGCGCGCACGGCGAGATGATGACCGTCTACGGCTTCGTCAGCAGTGAGACCCCGCTGATCGGCGCGCGCACCACCTGGGACATAGAGAAAGACGCACTGGGCCAGCCGCAGCGCCGGAACGAAACCCACGCCTACTGGCTCTGCGCATGAAAGTCAAAGGCCACGACGCGCTGGATGCGCAGTGCCCGCGGCGCTGGTGCTGGTCGCCCGGGAACTACCAGCACCGCGGAGCCTGCGGGGGCGGTGGCAGCCGCAACACGGGGGCGGTGTCATCGTGCTGCCTGGAGCGGGCGCACAGGGGTTGTCCGCAGCCGCTGCCTGAGCCAGGGGCGCCGAACCCGCACCCATACCCGGAAGGACCGAAGCAATGAGCGAGAACACAAAGATCGAGTGGGCTGACCATACGCAGAAGCGCGGGGTAAACCCACTTACAGGCCGCCCAGGACCTGCGCCAAAGCCGCCGCGTGACGGCGACAAGAAGCAGGCCCGCCAGCGTATCAATGTCGATGTGAGAACCGGCCGGCGTCCTCATCCAAACACTCTTCCATGCGTTGACTGTGGGCACGTCAACAGCGATGGAGATAGGCGCCACGAGTACGACCACTACCTAGGATATGCCGCTGAACACCATGGAGATGTGCAAGTTGTCTGCACCACCTGCCATGCGAAGAGAGACAGTGCGCGGGCGGCTCAGACGCACTGCCTGCGCGGACATGCGTTCACACCGGAGAACACCCGCACCGCAAAAAATGCGACCAGGCACTGCAAGGAATGCATGCGGTTGCGCGAACAAGAAAGGCCGCCGCGCGGCACCGACTACTGGGCGCGTGTCAATGCCAAACGAAGGGGATCCGCACGTGGCTGAAAAAACGACCATAGAGTGGTGCGACAGTACGTTCAACCCGTTTATCGGATGCACGAAGGTCAGCCCCGGGTGCGAAAACTGCTACGCGGAAAAGCTGATGGACCACCGCATGCACAAGGTGGTTTGGGGGGCGGGCCAACAGCGCGTCCGAACCAGCGCCGCAAACTGGCGCAAGCCGCTGCAGTGGGAGCGTCACGCCGCGGCGTTCCAGGCCGAGCACGGCCGCCGGCAGCGCGTGTTCTGCGCCTCGCTGGCCGACGTGTTCGACAACCAGGTTCCAATCGCGTGGCTCGCCGATTTCCTGGACCTGTGCCGGCTGACACAGAACCTCGACAAGTTGCTGCTGACGAAGCGCATCGGCAATGTGAAGCCGCGCCTGGCAGCGGCGCTGGAGTACGCGAGCGGGGTCATGCTGAATCCGCGGCTGGCCTACTGGATCGTCAACTGGCTCGACGGTGACCACCCGCCGGCCGACTGCTGGCTCGGAGCCACCGTGGTGAACCAGGAAGAGGCGGACCGCGACATCCCGAAGCTGCTGGCCACGCCGGCGCGCGTGCGCTTCCTGTCGATCGAGCCGATGCTTGGGCCGGTGGATCTGACCCGCCTGCCGCACGACGGCGACGGAGCTGGTGATGCGCTGGCTGGAGAGGCGTGGATCGAACATTGGCTTGATGACGCGGGCACGCGACGGGAACGGCGGCGCGCGGGCTCCTTCGGTCGCATCGACTGGGTCATCGCCGGCGGCGAGAGCGGCCCAGGCGCGCGGCCGATGCATCCTGACTGGTCCCGCTCGCTGCGTGACCAGTGCGCGGCGGCCGGCGTGCCGTTCCTGTTCAAGCAGTGGGGCGAGTGGCTCCCCGGCCAGAGCGAAACGCATCCATACATCATGGAGATGAATGGAGCGCCGCGATCGATAGCCCATCACCAAGACGGCCGGTGGGGTGAGACGGACACGAAGATCACGGATCGCAACTACGTCACATGGGATCCGAACGGGACCATGCACGCAGGACCGGTGAACGGCTGGCGCGCCGCCGCCTGGGCCGAGCGCGTGGGCAAGAAGGCTTCCGGCCGACTGCTGGATGGTGTGGAGCACAACGGCTTCTATGACGGGGTCGGCCGGTGAGCGCAGAGAAGGCCATGGCCGTGTTCGGCGAGATGACGGCAGCAGGGTGCAGCTTCCAGGATGCGCTGCTGGCGGTGTACGAGCTGGGTGCGGCAGATGCGCGCGGCGTTGACCCGGCGCCGCGGAAGAAGGACAAGGCAATCCCGACGTGCCCGTACGTGAAGATCGTCGAGGCGTACCACCAGCACCTGCCGGGCCTGCCGAAGGTGCGCATCGAGGAAGGCACGAAGCTGTGGGCCCAGCGCAAGGCCGCGATGATGGCCTTGTGGAAGTGGGTCATGACGTCGATGCGTGGTGACGTGCGCCGGGCCGAGACAGCGGAGCAGGGCGTGGCCTGGTTCGGAGACTACTTCGCCCAGGCCGCAGCCAACGACTTCATCATGGGCCGCACGCCGAAGAGCAGGGACCATGCGAACTGGCGGGCCGACCTGGACTTCCTGCTGACTGCCAAGGGCTTCAAGCAGGTATTCGAGAGAACCGAATGAACAGACCTGAACCACCCGACGACATCGCACGTCTGCGGGTACCTCCTCACAGCACGGAGAGCGAGCAATCAGTGCTGGGCGCTTTGCTGCTGGACAACGGTGCGTTTGACCGCGTTGGCGACCTGCTGGCGGACACGGACTTCTACCGCTTCGAGCATCGGCTGATCTACGCGGCCACGGCCAGCCTGATCGCGTCGAGCCGGCCGGCCGACGTGGTGACGGTGCACGACTACCTGGCCACCAAAGGCAAGGCCGACGAGGTGGGGGGGGTCCAGTACCTGAACTCGCTTGCCCAGAGCGTGCCGAGCGCAGCCAACGCCCGCCGCTACGCCGAGATCGTGCGCGGGAAGTCGGTGCTGCGTCAGATCATCGTCGCGGCTGATGACGCGGCATGCCGGGCCTTCGAGGCGAGCGGAGACGACGCAGCGGCGCTGCTGGAAGAGGCCCAGGGCCGGCTGCTTTCGATCGGCGAGGCCGGCGCGCGCACCCGGGGCGGGCCGCAGGGCATGGACACGCTGGTGGTGGGCCTGCTGGACCGGGTGCAGGCGCTGGCGGACCAGGGCGGCCGGGACGTTACGGGGACGGCTACCGGGTTCAGTGACTTCGACACCAAGACGTGCGGCCTGGAAGATGGCGACTTGGTTGTGGTCGGCGGGCGACCATCACAAGGCAAAACGGCATTCGCCATGGGCATCGCCGAACACGTGGGGCTGCGGCTGGGCCTGCCGGTGCTGGTCTTCTCGATGGAAATGGGGGCGAACCAGCTTGCGCTACGGATGGTGGGGGCGCTCGGTCGGATCAAGAACATCCGCCTGCGTACCGGCCGCATGGACGAGTGGGACTGGAACAGCCTCACGGCCGCGGTGGACAAGCTGCGCATGGCGTGCATCCACGTGGACGAGACGCCCGCGCTGACGCATGCGGAGGTGCGGGCGCGGGCCCGGCGGCACGCCCGGCAAGTTGGCAAGATCGGGCTGGTGGTCATCGACTACTTGCAGTTGATGAGCGGCGCCAGCGGCGGCACCGAGAACCGCACAACGGACCTGAGCGAGGTGTCGCGTTCGCTGAAGGGGTTGGCAAAGGAACTGCAGTGCCCCGTGGTGGCCTTGTCGCAACTGAACCGCAGCGTCGAGCAGCGCACCGACAAACGTCCGGTCATGAGTGACCTTCGGGAATGTGGCGCCATAGAGCAGGACGCTGACATCATTGCCATGCTCTACAGAGACGAGTATTACAACCCGCTCACCCACGAGCCAGGCGTAGCAGAGGTCATCGTGTGCAAGAACCGCAACGGCCCCACGGGGACGGTGAAGCTGGCGTGGCTGGCGCCGATGACGAAGTTCGACAACCTGGCGGCCGACTACGTGTCGCAGAAAGAGGCGCCGCGCGCGCCGAAGAAGGCATTGTGATGAGCGAGAAGAAACGAAGCTACTTCCGCATCCGCCGCATAGCTGCTGCGGAGCTGGTGCGGCTGCACGCGGCCGGCACCCTGGTTCACCCGGATGCAGTGGCTTGGGCCACGAGCACGCTTGATGCCGTGGATGACGTGGGCGGCCGGGTGCCGGTGGTTGAGCGCCAGAAGATCCTGGACCTACTGGCGAAGTACCCCACCACGGGCCTGACGATCACGGCCATCGCCGGGCACTTCGGCGAACCGGAGCGCCGCGTGATGGCGGCGCTCTACACGATGCGCAAGCAGGGCCAAGTCGAGTCGGTGAAGCACCTCGGCCGGGCCTACTACTTCCCGAGCAAGGCCGCGGCGAACGCCCAGCGGGAGCGGTTCTTGCGGGAGCGGCAGGACCACGAGAACAAAAAGGCGCGTGAGTACACGGCGGCGCATACCGCGGCGCGACAAGAGAAGGCTGCGGCGGCCGGCAAGCCGGTGCGCAAGGCCAGCGTGGTGCCTGTGAAGGTCCAGCCGGCACCGCCTGCGCCGCCGGCCGTGGCCGCGATCCCGGCCGCGGCAGCCAAGGCCCCGCCGCGGGCCATGCGCGCGGCGCCGAGCATCGCCACCCAGGCCAAGCGGCCGGTGGAGATCATCACCCCGGCCGGCGCTAAGATCACCAAGCACCCGACCCCGCTGGTGCTCATCGATCGCTTCGGCGCTGCCGATCCGGCGCAGCGCCTGCCGGGCGGGTTCCACGAAGAGTGGCTGGCGCTTCGCGCCGGCGGGAGCAACGCATGAAAAAGATCCGTGTCACGTACACCGTGGTGGCGGACATTGAGCCCTACGGACTTGATGACGACGACGCCGAGTTTCAGCGGGCGGTTGAATGTGTCCAGGAAGACATTGGGCGGTACGCCGCGGTCGTGGCGGCTGAATGGGTGGAACAACCGGCTGGCGAAGCATGATCAAGTTCACTGTGCTCGGCCAGCCGCAAGGCAAGGGCCGCCACCGTTCCGCGGCGCTGATGCGTGGCGGCAAGCCCGTGATCGGGGCCGGTGGCCGCCCGATCATCATCAATCACGCGCCCGAGAAGAGCGTGGCCTACGAGGGCCTGGTGGCGCACGCTGCTGGCATCGCCATGGCCGGCCGGCCGCTCATCACTGGCCCGGTGCGGGTGGCGGTTTACATCGACTGCCAGATCCCAGCGAGTTGGTCTGGGAAGAAGCAGCGCGATGCTCTGGCGGGCGTGGTGATGCCAACCGGCAAGCCGGACTCCGATAACGTCATCAAAGCGATCTACGACGGCTGCAATGGCGTGGTGTGGAAGGACGATGCCCAGGTGGTGGACGGAGCACAGCGGAAACGCTACTCGCAGACGCCTGGGGTGCGCGTGTTCATCACGCTGGTCGGGACGGACGAGAGGGCGGGTCCGCGGTGACCATCATCGCCAAGCCTGCCGGCCGCGGGCGGTGGAACTCGATCACGATGACCGTCACCGGTAGCCGCGCACAGCCGTTCTCGGTGGTGGTGGGAGACACCTTCAAGCTGGGCGGCATCACCTGGCGCGTGTGCGCCGTCAACGCCTGAAAGGCTGAAATGCTGAGCAACCAAATGATCCTGGGCCTAGCGCGCGAGCTGCTGGTGGACCTGTTCGCAGGCGGGGGCGGGGCCAGCACGGGCATCGAGCAAGCCATTGGCCGGCACGTCGATATCGCTGTCAACCACGACCCCGAGGCTGTGAGCCTGCACCAGGCCAACCACCCACAGACCCAGCACCACGTCAGCGATGTGTTCGAGGTTGTGCCGGTCGCCGTCACAGAGGGGCGCCCGGTCGGCCTGCTGTGGGCATCGCCCGACTGCACCTTCCACAGCAAGGCCCGCGGCGGCAAGCCGCACCGCGACCGCAACAAGGCCCGTCGGCGCCGCGGGCTGGCCTGGGTGGTCTGCCGCTGGGCCCGCGACGTGCGGCCGCGCGTGATCGCCCTTGAAAACGTCGAAGAGTTCCAGCACTGGGGCCCGCTCACCGACGATGGCCAGCCGTGCCCGGAGCGCAAGGGCCTGACATTCCGCCGCTGGGTGGCCCAACTGCGCAACCTGGGGTATGTGGTGGAGTGGCGCGAGCTGCGCGCCTGCGACTACGGCGCACCGACGATCCGCAAGCGGCTGTTCGTGATCGCCCGCTGTGACGGTCAGCCGATCGTGTGGCCGCAGCCGACGCACGGCAAGGGCCTGCGGCCGCACCGCACTGCTGCCGAATGCATCGATTGGTCGCTACCGTGCCCGAGCATCTTCGATCGCAAGAAGCCGCTGGCCGAGGCCACGCTGCGCCGCATTGCCCACGGCATCAAGCGCTACGTGCTGGACGCGGCGCAGCCGTTCATTGTGCCGGTGACGCACCAGGGCGACGAGCGGGTGCACAGCATCAATGAGCCGCTGCGCGCCATCACCACCGCCAAGCGGGGCGAGTTCGCTCTGTGCGCGCCGACGCTCGTGGAAACCGGCTACGGCGAGCGGCCCGGCCAGGCGCCGCGCGCACCCGGCCTGGACAAGCCGCTCGGAACGGTAGTCGCTGGCGGCGGCAAGCACGCTCTGGTGGCGGCCTTCCTGGCCAAGCACTACGCCGGGGTGGTCGGCAGCGACCTGCGCGACCCGACCAGCACGGTCACCACGGTCGATCACCACAGCGTAGTGACAAGCCATCTTGCCAAGCTGCGCGGCACCAGCAGCAGCGCCAGCACGTCCGAGCCTCTGCACACCGTCAGTGCCGGAGGCCAGCACCACGCAGAGGTTCGCGCGTTCCTGATCGCGTACTACGGCAGCGACCAAGACACGCCCCTCGGCGAGCCCATGCACACCGTCACCACCAAGATGCGCTTCGGGCTGGTGACCGTCGCCGGCCAGCAGTACAAGATCGCCGACATCGGCATGCGCATGCTCCATCCGCGGGAGCTTTACCGGGCCCAGGGCTTCCCTGATTCGTACGTGATCGACCGCGGCGCCGATGGCCGGCCGCTGACCAAGGAGGCCCAGGTGCGCATGTGCGGCAACAGCGTGTGCCCGCCGGCGGCTGCGGCCATCGTGCGGGCGAACTATTCGGACGTGGCGATGCGGGCTGCGGCATGAGCGATATGTTCGGCGCGCCCCCGCCAGCGGATTCCCCGCCGAAGCCGGCCAGGCGCAATCCTGCGGGTGCAGCGAAAACCCGCAGGCCGGCCGCGGAGCCGCAGGCCATTCAGGTGGTGCAGTCCGAGCAGCCGCCGGCCCCACCGGAACAGCCCGAGCCCAGCCCGCCACGGCTTTACGGCCCGGTGATGCTGATCGACGGCAGGGTGGTGGACAGCGGATCCAGCGAGTGGCGCTACGAGTCGTTGGCGCGCGCGATATTGGGCCTGAGCGGCCAGCAGCAGCAAGAGTTTCTGGATGGCCAGGCCGACGCTGTCGAGCTTCGGCTACTGATGCGGGCCATCCGGCGGGCAGAATGACAACGGCCCGCCGTCCGCCGCCAAGGCCGGCAATCAACCCCCAAGGAGATCCGCGATGAAGCCCAAGAAGATGCCAGCGAAGAAGATGCCCGCCCAGCCGGCCAAGAAGCAGCCCAGCCGGCCGATGCCGGCGCCCTACTGAGGCAGCGGCAGCGAAAGTGACGACGCCACAATGATCGGTGGCGTCGTCGTTTCTGGCTCCGGCGCTTATGATGCTCTGGCAGGCCGGTTGGTTGGACCCTCTGGCATGCAGTTGTCTCCACGGTGGTTCGCGATAGCCACCCTTGCGCCGGGCATGATGTGCCCGGCGCTTTCTTCCGATCAGCCGCCGGCCCCGAGCCACCCCTGTTCACCCGGCATCGCCGACTCGTAGCCCACGTCAAACGCCTGCACGCCCTCATCGAGGTTCACGGCCTGATCCTGGGTGGCGCGGTGCAGGAACTGGCCAGCCGCCGCCCCGGCTTGTAGCGCCGTCTCCGCGCCCACCACCGTCAGCATGACCGGCACGCGCCACGCCTCATCTTCGGCCGGCACCTGGCCAGCGTAGCCGCCGGGCGCATCGTCGTAGTAGGGCGTGATGTTGGGGCCGGCTGGGCGGCGCAGCTCAAGCGTGCCGGCGGCCAGCAGTTCGACCAGTACGGCGCCCTCCTGGTGCGACAAGGGGTCAACGAAGCCTTGGTCGCTGACCACCGCGTTCAGCTCGGCGGCCAATGTCGCGCAGAAGTCGGTGTACGGCAACGGCTGGTGGCGCCGGGCCTCGGCCTGCACCTCCAGATAGCACTGCACGGCCGCGAGCAGAAAGGCGCGCTGGGCATCGTTCAGGGGATCGACTTGGAACATGGTGTATCTCCGGTGTTGAACTGGCAGCGATGCGGCTGCCGCGCGGGGAACTCGGTCAGGACAGCATTTGCACGGCGCGGTCCAGGGCCTCTTCGGCGGTGCGGGTCAAGATGGCGTCGCCGCTGGTGATGGCGATCTCGCCCAGGGCGGCGGCCATCGTTGACGCCGCCGCCCGCACCCGCGCCAGCTCGATAGTCAAATCCATCGTGAGGTTGGGGCTGGCGCTGCGGTCGATGGGCGCCGGATGAAGCAGGCGCGCCATGCGGGGATCGGCTGCGGGTGGGCGGTTGGTGCTCATGGTTCGCCACGAGCTTTCAGCATTGCATCAGCGATGCGATACCAATGACGGGCGAGGCGCCAAAGTTGCTCATCCGACGTATCGAGCGGAAGCCCGTCAATGTCATCGTCTTGCATTGCGCTCAGCTCGCCCTGCATTGCCAGCCCGGCAAGGTGGTCCCGCAGCGACATGCCGCTCATGAGTCGCTTGACCTCATCGACAGTCTTGGAGGCGAACGTCTGTTGGTCAGGGTTTGATACCGGGAAGGCCGGGCCGCCATCATTTATGCTGCTCATGGCGCGCCCCCGGTGGCCCTGGCAATGGCCGCGTCGATGATCGACTTCAGGCCCATGGGCGCGCGCATGCCGGGGATGTTACCCCATGCGCTGGCCACGGCCCGCAACGCCTGCAGCATGTCAGGCGCCGCATTGGTAAGGTGGTCGTTGGCCGCGTCCTGCAGATCCTGGATCGCGGCCTTGTCGGCGGCAATGTTGGCTGCCAGGGCCGCTATAAGCGCCTGGTTGTCATCGCGCCGCACGTAGCCGCCATCATCGCGCTCTACCATGCTGCCGGGATAGGCCGTGTCGAACGCCCGCAGGCGGATGGCTAGCGCGCTCATGGCTTTGCATGCCACTCTTGGCGGCCATCGGCGCCGATGACTACGATCCAGCCGCCGCCCAGCGTCAGGCCCAGCCGCGCCGCGGTGTCGCGGGCCACTTGGGCGAGCATGCCGCTCGGGCACGCGGCATGCTCTTTGCCGCTCAGCAGGATGCCGCCGGCGGGCCTATTGTCGGCGCGCCAGTAGGCCGCGCGGTGCTTCTCTGGCTGGAACGGCATGGGTGGCCATGCCTCGGTGTCGGATGATGCGGCGCGATGGATGATCACGGGACTCTCCTTTGATGGGCCGGTTTTCCCGGCGAGTGGGTCAAATGACGGTACGCTGTGCCAGCGCGCACCTGATGTGCGCCGCCGCGTCCATGCTGGCATCCCGGGCCTCAATGCCGGGCCGCCAGCGGGTGGCGTAGGGGTAGAGGATGGCTTGCATGGCGGTCTCTGGTGGTTGGTTGATGCACAGACAGTTGCAGGAGGCGTGTCACCCGGTTCTGAGCCCGTGGCGGCGCTTTCACGGGGCCGGCATGACGCGGGCTGTCACACGGGATCGACGCGGCGCGTCACTGGCGCCGCAAAACGTCACGGCCAAACCTGCAGCACAGCCCGCTCCCCCGATACACCGGCCCGGCCGATGTGCATGATCCTGGAGCCGGTGGTCTGGGTCGCAGGCCAATACTCCAGTCGCCCCGGCGGCATCGGCTGCGCCGGATCCCGTGCTGTCAGTCGCGCCACGGCGGCAAACGCCCGCGCGCTGTCGGCGGCCCGCATCGCCTCTGCAAGGGCGGCATGGTGGCGCCGGTCAAGCGCCAGGCAGTGGTCCAATGCAGTCATTGCCGCTCCGTGGTGGTGTGGGCCTGGGGGCCGGCCTGCAAGATCTGCCGCGCCCGTTGATTGGCCAGCGTGGCCGAGAGCGCGCCATGCGCCCGGTGGCACGCGACGGTGGCGCAAAACCGGGTGTGCACTGGTGCCGGAGCCAACTCCGGGCGGGCGTGATGCTTGGCCAGCGCCAGCAGGTAGGCAGCACGCGCCTCCAGCCGGTCGGTGTCGTGGGTGTGCGTCATGTGGATCCCCTCGCGCCGGGCGAGCCCAGCAGCGCATCAAACACCTCGCCGGTGTAGCCGTCGCTGCACCGGTACATCAGTCGGCCGATGGCGCGCGGCGTGTCGCTGCCGGGCACGGCCTCGTAGCGCACCGCCAGCACCACCACCCCGCCGCTGACGCCATGCGCAGGGTGTGAGACGGCCGCGAGCGGCTCCCAGCACCCGGTGGGCCCGGTGACCCCGTCCAGCCGGTTGACGATCCTTCGGTAGTGCGTGTGCACGCGCTACTCCAAATCTATCAGCCGCTGCAGCATGCCAACCGGGTCCATCGTGTCCCACGCCGCCGCCGCCGCCCACCGGCCCGCCGCCACCGCCGCCTCCGCCGCCCACCGGCCCGCCGCCGCCTCCGCCGCCCACCGGCCCGCCGCCGCCGCCACCGCCGCCGCCGCCGCCGCCGCCGCCGCCGCCGCCGCCCACCGGCCCTCCGCCACCGCCGCCGCCGCCGCCCACCGGCCCTCCGCCACCGCCGCCTCCGCCGCCGCCGCCGCCACCGCCGCCGCCGCCTCCGCCGCCCACCGGCCCGCCGCCGCCGCCACCGCCGCCGCCGCCGCCGCCGCCGCCGTGCGCAGCGTGCACATGGCGCGCCACTGGTCCCCGTAGCCGAGACGGTCGGCGGCTGGTTGCGCCAGCGGCAGCGCTACCGCCCACATGTGCTCGACGATAAGCGCAGAGCGCCGCCGCTCAAGCGCAGGATCACGTCCGGTGCCAGCAGCGCGCGGCAGAAGGGCGGCCCAGCCAGGGCTGTTCCGCAGGACCTCCGGCATGGCATCCTGCATGCGGATGATCCATCGACCGATCACATCGGACTCGCATTCCGGGATATCGTCAGAGTGGCGGCCCGTCAGGGCCATGGTGATGCATGCCTGGCTGCACGCATCACCGGGGGATCCGAGTCCCGCGGGAATGCGCGGCTGGGCCGCGATGACGGCGGCAATGGCCGCTTCTTGCTCTGGTGTGATCGTGGATTTGCGCATGTGTTCCTCTGTCGTTGGGGGTGGTCAGGCGTCGCGGCTGTGGGCCGCTGCGGCGGACTCTTCGAAGGTGTCAGCGAGCGAGTTGTTGCGGAAGTCGGTAGCTAGCAAGCCGCTTTGCACGGCCATCGCCTCGGCTTGCTGACACTGCTCCCACGCGGAGCGCAACGGGTGCGATTTGTCCGCATTGGCGCCGGCTTTGCCCATGTCGAACAGCGCTCTGACGCAGGCACTGTAGAGATGGGCTAGCGCCTCGTTCTTGGCTTGCTCTTGCGTTTGCGTTTGTGGGGCGGTGTGGTAGTCAGGCATGAGTGGCTACAGTCAGTTTAATAGGCGGGGACTTACGCGCGCCTCCCAGCGGCGCCGCCCCGGTGCGACAGCGAAATCAGTTGCCTTGGAATACGACGTAGGTAATGGACGGCTCGTCGGGCCTGGCGTTTTGGACCCAGCCATCGGGCCGAGCAATGCAAAGTTGCGGCGTGTCGATCTGGCCCAACTCAAGCAAACATTGCTCGCTGTACAGGCGATATGCGACCGGCGCATCCTGTGGGAGCGTCCGCAAATACTCTATAAGTTGGGCTACAGTTATCATGATGGTGCTCCAGTGAGAAATAGAAATCAGGTCAGGGCGCGCAGCCGCTTGATGATGCGGCGCAGTTTGCGTGCATCTGCCGCGTACACGGCTCGGTACTCGCGCATGTGGCACCACAGCCGCTCGCCGGTCTGCGGGTGCCGGTGGCGGATCGCGGTGCGGACGGCCAGCAGGCGCCGCTCGTACCCGGACAGACTCAGATCCGCACCGTTGGCAATGCACGTCTCAAAGCGGGCATCACTCATCTCGTGCAGGCCAGCGGCTACGTTTTCCATGTCGATGTTCCAGAGCGAAATTACCGCCGACATCCGCTGTCGCAGTAGGTCCGGCCGCCGATGGTGACGCACTGCATGCCATCTCCGCGGGTGCTGTAGACCACGGCGTCGTGGGCGTCATCGGCCGCGTAGATGCCGCACGCGCAGGCCGCCATCGTCAAGGCCAGCGCGATCAAGATGGTTCGCATGCAGATCTCCAATGTCTGCCCGGTGGCCGCCGGGCGCGGTGTGCGACTGCACTGGCATCCCACCCAGGGATGCCGCTGGAGTCAGTAGCCGACGTGCGCCGCCGGCAGCGTGTGAGCATGCGCCGGGTGATCCATGCTCCAGCGCCCTGGAGCCGTTCCGAGCGACTCCACATGAGCGATGCACGCGCAGTAGGTCGCATGCGCCACCGTGTCGCCCACAACCCGGACCACGTAGCACCCGCGCTGGCCCTGCCCCAGGGCCTCGGCGTGCGGGCTCGACGGGTAGGCGTAGCTGATCACGTGCTCACCATCATTGGGCGCGGTGCAATCTTCCATGCTCATCTCCTCAGCCCCGAGGGGCGGTTGTCAGTCAAGCCACGAAAACGGGATCCATGCGCGTTCGCCGGTGTCCAGCCAAACGCACAGCAGCGCCTGACCATCCGACTCGCCGCCGAGTGAGTACCTGCGCCCATTGACCACCTCGCGCAGTAAGTAGCAGCCTGGCCGGGCGAAAATCACAGCGCCGCTTCATCGCGGGTCTCGGCCGGGTTCTCACGGATGTCGCATACGGCCATCCAGACCCAGCGCCGGAGGTTTTTCGCATCGTCCGCCAGCTCGGCATCATCCCAAGCGCCGGAGCCCCGCAACTCATCCCGCACATGGCCCAGGTCCAGCGCAGCCAGTTGCACCGCCACAGCCGGCACGGCCACCAGCTCCGCAACCGCATCCTTGGCATCCTCGCCCGGCCGGCTGGCGCGCAGTGCTTGGGCGAGCGTCATCTGCAGGTGCAGCCTGCCGCAGCCGCTGGTGTAGGTGTGGGTCGTGTTGTCCGGCAGGGCGACTGTGCGTGTGCGGTTTGGCATGATGGGGGCTCCGTGGTGGGTGGTCAGGGGCAGGCTCTGGGCCTGCCGGGGTGGGTCAGATCGGCTTGTGGAAGTAGCGGTAGCCGCCGTAGGCGTTATCCATCCGGTCCACGGCACGCAGAGCGGCGCGCAGGCTCTTGTAAACCGTGCGGTTTGCTGGCTTGCCGGTCTGGCGGTCCCAAACGACGTAGTTGCGCGGCATGGTGTGGCTCCTGGTCAGGTTGGTCAAATCAGCGCCCCGTAGGGCGCGTGGTAGGTCAGGCGGAGCGGTAGTAGCCTGCCAGCGGCATCGCCACGACGGCCTCGATCTGCTCAATGTCCTGTCCGTCTTCGCAGACGTAGCCATCCGGGGCGATGTGAACCGCGAAACCGCCAGCAGAACTATGGATGTCGCTGCGGACGATCTCACGGTACGACTCGCCGTCATTGCAGACGGTGCCGCCAGTCTCGGCCACAGCCATGACGCAGGCCTGCGCCGCGGACTCGGCATTGCAGGCGTGCCACACGAAACCGCTGTTCAGATCGATCAGTGCAAATCTGGTCATGTCGCCCTCTATCTTGGCTCGCAGCCCGCCCAGTGCCGGCTGCATGCCACCAATGATTGCATCGTCCGTGCCAGCCCAGCTTGGGCCGCCGCAAGCGCATTCACGCCAAATCCGCACGCCCAGCCCACCACAACCCGACGAAAACCGTCACCGGTACCGCCAAAACACGTCATAGGCCGACCAAACGCGTCGCCTGTCCATGCGCGCGCCATACGCCAGCGCCACCTCCCAGGCCGGCCCACGCGCATCAGCGATGCGGGGTGTTGCAGCCACACCGCTGGGTCAAATGGCCCAGACGGTTCGGGGGTTGGGACCAAAGAGCCCCTCCAATCCCTCCAAGCATCCGCAACAGCAACCCCAGCGCATCACGCCCTCGCCAGCAACCAATCGACCAGCCAGACCACGCACTCCGCAAAGATCAGCCAGCCGATACCAGGATCATCAACTCAACAGCCAAAGTATCGGCAAATGCGACAAAGTTGGCGCTTTCGCCTCTGTTTGACGCCTGCGCGCGCGAGGGTAGAGTAGTGGCATGGGCATCTACATCACGATCGACTGCACGCTGTGCGGTCAGCAGCACCGGCTGGGGCACTGCGTGCACGAGCGGAGGGAGAGGCAGAGGGAGGCGTGGCATGCGCGGGCTGCTGCGGCTGGTCACGCTGGCGTGACGCAATGTCACGCTGGCGTGACACAATGCGATATGCCAATGACCACACCGCCTGCCGTGGCCCTGGGCCGCTGCCCAGCCTGTAGAGAGTTGCCGACGCGCTGCCACTGTCGACGAGGGTCGACGCTGGTGGGCTCTGTGGCCGTAGCGCCAATCCAGCCCATCCAGGCCGACCCGCCCGCCAAACTTCCGTTCAGCCAGGCGATGGTGACCGGTGCGGCGCTGGCCGGTGATCAGGCTGTGGATGCTGCCGCGGTTGGGCCGCTGCCGGCTGATGTTGTGGCGCTGGCGCTTGAGCATGCAGGCCGGGCTGGGCTGGCGCCGGCCGAGTGGCTGGGCAGGGCTGCCAGGGCGTATGCGCGGGTGCCGGCTAGCGCGGCGGAGCGCAAGAGAGCCAGCCGAGCGAGGTCGCGCAGGGGATCGGCCACGCCTGGCGTTTGCTGCGTGTGTGGTGCTGACGCATGGTCGCCGAGAGCGTGGTTATGCATCGGGTGTGGTGATCGTGGCGGCGAGTCGGCAAGGCGCGCGGTGGCGGCAGAGGTCGCGGCGGGCAAGCTGACCTCCGCTGACACGCTGCAGTGCGCTGACTGCGGCGGCAATGCGTCCATCTATGACCACAGGGACTACGGTAGTCCATTGGGTGTTCAGGCGGTCTGCGGCCGGTGCAATGTGCTCAGAGGGCCGGCTGATCTGCCGGTGCCGACCAAGGCTGTCACATCCGAGGCGCCGGAGTGACGCACTTGGTCGGCCGCTCATCCTGGATGTGCCGCGGAGCGTCGGCTAGGGAGGATGATGGCGATTGCGCTGGGGTGGCACGGGGCGTGCAACAGTCCAGGCATACCAACCTGGAGCCCACCATGCCGAACCGCTGCCTGATCTCTGCTGCTGCCGCCTGGGTGCGGTGCCTGCGCAATGACCCTGGCCGCCGGCACATGGCGCGCGATGCTGCCTTCGAGGCCCGCCGCTCGATTGGCGCGATCCTGCTGCGCCGGTCGGTGGCGTCATGAGCCGGCCCGCCCCAATCCACCACACCAGCATCGCCAGCGCCCTGGCGTACTACCGGTGGCGCCGGTGCGGATTCGCCCGCTGGGCTGCCCACGAGCTGGCCGAGCAATCGGCGCGTGGCAGGCCGGTGGCCAGGATCATCGCCCACGGCCTGCGCACTGGAGCCTAGGCATGACCCGCACCCTCGTGCTCATCGCCTGCGCCGTGGCCGCATGGCTCGCCGCAGTCGCCTGCTGGCTGGGGTCGCTGTGATCCGCGCCATTGCAGCCCACGCAGCCTGCCTCGCGGCCCTGCACCTGCTCCGCCTGGCCGGTCAGCTCGCCCATGCCCACCTGCTGCTGACCAACGCCGCCGGCGCCCTGCTCGCCCGCTCCATCCGCCTCACCCTCCCGCCCAAGTAGCCGGCACGACAGGCTGCGTCACCCCGCCGACGCATCCCGTCGCCAGCCTGCCGCGTTCCGTCACTCCGCGGGCCCTGCAAGCGCCTCCATCGGCTGGCACGATCCTCGCAACTGTCCATGCACTCACCACCCACAAGGACCAGCACCATGACCACCGCCCAACTCGTTGCAGCCCTCGGCGCCCGCAAGGGCAGCATCCAAGCCGCCTGGCTCGCCTCCCGGACCCAGCCCGGCACCGAGGTGTACGCCACCTTCCTGGCAGCCTACGGAGAGGCGTGCAAGAGGTACTGGCGGGCAGCGATCCTGCTGGGCTGAGCGACGGGGCCGAGAGCCCCGCTTCGCCTCGCGGCCGGCCCACCCCCCCCGCCCCCCTTCGAGCTGTCGGCGCCCCCCCAACCCCGGCCCCCGGTCGAATCGAAACCAGTACCCACTGCTGCGGCTGTAGGGACCCCCACCTCCATTTGTGCGCGGAGAGAATTCCCCCAAATCAGGTTTTCGTGGGAGGTGCGGCTGGAATATGGCTGAGCGGGTATTCATGAGGTGGTTTGGGGCGGTTTCGGCGGGTTGTATGGGTGGAGGTAGGGTGGCATGATGCGGGCTGGCTGAAGGGATGTATTTGGACTGCATGGCACATGTGGCCTGCCGGGTTAGCTGGGTTTCTCCAATCCTGAAGGTGGCGCCCGGGTGACGGGATCAATGGACGGGGCAAGCTGGGGGTCCCCCGACGAATGTGCTGAACCTCTGATGAACTGGAGTGCGGCGTGGATCGTGGTGAGTGGCTGTGGAGGTGCGCGGCGAGGTTCCGGCAGATCGTGGACGTTGACGCTGAGGAGGCGGATGCGCTGGCGGTGCAGAACGCGGTTGAAGAGGCTGCGGTGCGTGGTGGTGACCCGGCTGGTTGGCGGGACCCGGAGGCGGTGGCGAACGAGGATGTGAGGGTGTGGGCGGGGAGGGTGAAGGAGGTGTGATGTGGAAGCGAACGAAGTGCGGGTGGACGTGATGTACCGGGGTGTGCCGGGCCGGGCAGAGCGCGAGCTGGTGGCTGTGATCGAGCGCTGCGTGGTTGAGCACGCTCGGCGCACGGGCCGGGCTCCGGCGTTGGTGCTGGCGGTGGGGGCGAAGTCGGCGCCGGATGAAGTTCGGTCGGCCATGGAGGCGATCGCATGACGGCAGCACTGGTGGTTGAGCGCCACGCCCTGGTTGCTGGCGCGGCGCGGCTGGACGCGTTCATTGCAGGCGACGGTTTCAACCGGCTGGGCCGCCAGAACAAGATCTCGCTGCTGCGGCAGCATGCGGCATTGATCTGGAACATCGATGTGCTGGACAGGCGAATTGCCGGCTGCTGCCAAACCGAAGGAGCGATTGAATGAGCTTGCCGATGATCCGTGCCGACTGGGCGCAGCACATGGTGTACGGGGCCTGGGTTGGCGCTGCTGGTGCGGCCGGGGTGCTGGTGATTGCTCAGGTAGCAGGCCGGCCAGAGATGGGCCTCATGGCGCCGGTTGGTGGCCTGTGGGCGGCGCTGGTTGCCGGGCTGGCTAAGGAGTTGGCCGACTGGTTGGCAAACCGCCGGGTCATGTCCGACGTGCTGCTGTGGCAACTGGACAGGCCGGCCACGACACCGCACGAGGTGTCGGCTGCCGACGTGGTGGCCACCGTGGCCGGGGCGCTGCCGGTGGCGGTGCCGCTGTTCCTGTCGATGTGGAGGTGATGGTGATGGGTGACGACGAGGACGTGACGGTGCTGCGGCTGATCCTGTGGGCGGCTGTGGCGTGGCTGGTGGTCGTAGTGTGCTGGGTGTGGTCGCTGACGTGATGCGGCGAGCGAAGGGGTATGAGTGGCTGATGCAGGGTTGCGGATTGCGGTGCGGCGAGAGGGCGCGGTGTTCAACGCCTACTTGGCTGAAGCTGGCACGATGGAGGGATCGATGCTGGTGGCGAGCATCAACGCCGCCGTGTGCGAGCAGGATCCGGTGATGTTCGACCGGTTCAAGCGGCTATGCGAGTCGGCGGTGAAGTCGATGATGCGCGGGATGGGCGCGGTTGTGGCGGGGGGCGCGTGACGATGGATGCGGTGCTGATCTGGATGCCGCTGACGCGGCTGTGGTTGTGCGTGGGCCCGGACGGCCGGCAGGGCCTGGGCGTGACGAAGGAGCAGGCAGCCGCCGAGTGGCGGGCGGCCGGTGCGGTGGCGGCGCTGCTTGATAGGTTGCGCGGCGCAGCGGTGAAGCTGGGGGGCTGAGCCATGGCCAGGAAACCGCCAGACAAAACCAAGGTGGTGCCGGCCGCCGCCGTGGCCGATGAGGTGGTGGAGATCGACTTCTCGCGGCTGTTTGAGCGCATTGCCGCTGGCGGCACGCTGGCGGTGGAGGCCGAGAAGTTGAAGTTGCCGATCTACAAGCTCACCGGCTGCATCATGCGCGACGCCGAACTGTCCAGGCAGTACCAGGTGGCTGAGGTGATGCGGGCGATGGTGTGGGCGGACGAGATTGTGTCCATCGCCGACGAGTCGTGCGTGGTGGACGTGACGGACCGATCCGGGCATGTGATCGCCAAGGGCGTTGACAACGCCAAGGTGAACGACAAGCGGCTGAGGATCGACACCCGCAAGTGGATGGTGCAGAAGCTGCTGCCGCGGTTCAAGGACGATGCCGCGGACCTGGTGGCGGACGCGCTGACGGAGTTGCTGAACCGGGTGAACCAGTCGGGCCGGGCCCTGCAGATCACGAGCCGGGATTCTGAGACGCCCGAGCCGAAGCGGGTCGCGGCCACGATCACGCCCAGGCAATGAACTACGAACCGGTACCGCTGGACTTCAGGCCCTCCAACGAGAAGGAGTTTGAGCTGGCGCTGCTGGACCCGATGTGGCGGCTGTGCAGCGGCCAGTTGTACAAGATCATGCTGAAGGAGCGGGACGACGACGAGGGCGGCATGGTGGTGCCATTCCGACCGAACTCGATGCAGTCGAAGTTCCTGGATGCAATCTGGTATCGCAACATCGTCTGCAAGGCCCGCCAGCAAGGCTACACCACCCTCATCAGCATGATGTGGCTGGACCACGCGCTGTTCGTGGCCGACCAGCGCTGCGGCATGGTGGCGCAGACCGAGAAGCACGCAATGGGCTTCTTCCGGGACAAGGTGGTGTTCGCCTACAACAACCTGCCGCCGGAGCTGAAGGCCCGCATGCCCGTGGCGAAGCAGACCGTTGACGAGCTGTTCTTCGCCCACAACAACAGCAGCATCCAGGTGGCCACGTCGCTGCGATCCGGCTTCATCCACCGCCTGCACGTGAGCGAGTACGGGAAGATCTGCCAGGCCTTCCCGGAGAAGGCCGCCGAGATCGTGAATGGGTCGTTGCCGTCTGTTCCGAATGACGGCATCGTCGTGATCGAGAGCTCGGCCGAGGGCCGGGAGGGCGACTTCTACATCAAGGTCCAGCAGGCGCTTGCGATTCAGGAGCGTGGCGTCGCGCTCACACCAAAGCACTACCGGCTTCATTTCTGCGCGTGGTGGGAGAACCCTGACTACGCGCTTGAAGAGGGCTATGTCGATATCACGCAGAAGGACGTGGAGTATTTCCAGGCTGTCGAGGCCGAATGCGAGATGTCGCTGAACGAGGCGCAGAGGCGCTGGTACATCGCCACTCGCGACGGCGACTTTTCAGGCCAGGAAGAGAGTATGTGGCGGCAATACCCGTCCACCATCGCCGAGCCGTTCCAGGTTTCCACAGGCGGCAAGTGGTATGCCAAGCAGCTTTCCATTCTGCGCAAGAAGGGGCGGATCGCGGCCGTGCCGCCGGTCGATGGCCTTCCCGTGCACACGTGCTGGGATATTGGCGGCGGCGACGGCACGGCGGTGTGGATGTTCCAGTACGTCGGCACGGAATACCACTTCATCGGGTTTGAAGAGGGGTGGGATGAGCCCTACAACTTCTACATCGTGAAGTTGCAGCAGTATGGGTACGTGTGGGGTGACCACCTGCTGCCGCACGATGCCGGGCAGAAGCGCCAGACCGGGCACCGCATGCTCGCGGCCATCGACAGCCTGCGGGCGCTGGCGCTGGGCGGACGCTGGCGGCTGGTGCCCAAGGTGACCGACCTGACGGTGGGCATCAACGAGACGCGATCGATCCTGGGCCAGTGCCGGTTCGACGTGAACGCGTGCAAGGACGGCCTGCGCCACCTGGAGCTGTACAGCAAGATCTGGAACGAGCGTGCCAGCGACTGGAGCAACGCCCCCAACAAGACGAACGGGCACAGCGAGGCCGCGGACGCGATCCGCCAGTTCGCCCAGTTCCGGGCCCGTGAGCGGCTGCTGGGTCGTGATGGGGGCGACACCACGGCGCCACCGGCCCCGGCCGGAGTGGTGAACAACGTCTTCAGGGACGTTTCAACGGGTGGCGGCTGGATGTCGAACTGACCTCGAAAGGAGGTGCGAGGCTACACTGTGAGCGCGCACTTACTTTGGGGGTTATATGGCGGCACCGGGACGGCAATACTTCGAGGGGGTCATTTCGGTCCAGAACGCCACACCCGGCGGACCTGCGACCGAAGGCAGCGCCGTGGAGATGGACACCACGGACGCGAGGACGCTGACGATGCAGGTGGTCGGCACCTACGGCGTCAGCGCGCTGTCGATCCAGGTCACGAACAACGGCAGGAACTGGGTCACGCTGGCGGGTACGGGGACGGTGACGCGGCAGACCACTGGCGTTGCCACGGCGACGGTGACGGCGGCTGAGCAGGATTGCTACGCTATCGTCTGCCCCGGCTTCAGCCGCATGCGGGTGACGGCGCTGGGCGCGATCACGGGCAGGGCCCAGATCACGCTGCGGACGGTGGCGGGCTGAGATGGCCGATACCGTTTCAGAAGCGAAGGAGTTGTGGCAAGAGGCCGACGACTTCTACCGCGAAGAGCACCAGCGCATGCTGGAGGACTTGGAGTTCAGCAACCCCGCCGATCCCAAGCAGTGGACGGAGGCGGACAAGAAGGCGCGGGAGGAAAACAAGAGGCCGTGCCTGACGCTGGACCAGACGAACCAGGTCATCGACCAGGTGGCCAACGACGCCCGGCAGAACCGGCGCGGAGTGGACATCACGCCCACGGACACGCAAGGCAGCAAGCGCACGGCCGAGGTGATGGAGGGGATGGTCAGGCAGGTGGAGTACGAGAACCGCGCCTACATCGCCTACAACACAGCCCTGGACTTCGCCGCGCGCATGGGCAAGGGCTACTTCCGCATCGGCACCAGGATGCTGAACCCGGCCATGAACTGGCAGAAGATCACGGTTTCGGCCATCGTGTCGCCGCTGTCCGTGCGCTTCGACACCGGCAGCGTGGAGCTGGACGGCATGGACGGCAAGTGGTGCTTCAACGCCTACGACATGCACCGGCGCCAGTTCAAGAAGAAGTACGGCGACAAGACCGCCCACACGTCGTGGACGGACACCGTGGGCCGCGACAACTTCATCACGCTCTGCGAGTACTTCTACGTGGACGAGGTGGCCGAGAAGTACCTTCACGTGGTGCAGAGCGATGGCGTCGAACGCCAGATCCTGGCCGCAGACTGGGAAGCCGAGGCAGGTTCAGCGCAACAGCGCGGGCTGGGGCTGCAACCTGGCCGCGACTTCGAGGTGATGCAGGCGCAGACCCGGTATTGCCTCTACAGCGGCTCCGAGAAACTGGAGGAGGACCGGGACTTTCCTTCGCAGTACATCCCCATCGTGCCGGTGTACGGGCACGTGCTGTGGATCAAGAACAAGCGCTACGTCTGCGGGCTCTCGCGGCGGATGCGCGAGTCGCAGCGGCTGCGAAACTTCGAGCGCAGCGCCTGGGTGGAGGTGGCTGGTCAGCAGCCCAAGGTGCCGTGGATCGTACCTGTCGAGGGCATCGCCGGGCACGAGGACAAGTGGAAGAACGCGAACCGTAGCAGTGACTCTGCTCTGGTCTACAACGCCTTCACGGCCGACGGACAAGCAATCCCGCCACCACAGCGATCTGCCCCGCCAAACGGTGCCCAGGTGTTCGCGGCCGGCGTGAACATGGCCACCGACGACTTGCAGGCGAGCGTGGGCTACTACCGCTCGAACTACGGCGCCCCCAGCAACGCCGTCAGCGGAAAGGCCAAGCTGGCAGACCAGCGCGAGGGCGACACAGCCACCTTCCACTACCAGGACAACCTGTCCATCGCCATCGAGCACGGCGGCCGGATCATGGTGGACATGATCCCGCGGGTGATGGACAGTAAGCGCGAGGTGACGGTGCGCTCGATCGCGGGCGCTGCCGAAGACGTGGTGGTTGACCCGGATGCCGGCGAGGCGTTCCAGCAGGGCGCCAACGGCAGCAAGGTCGTGAACTTCAACAAGGGCGGCTACGCCGTGCACGTGAAGACCGGTCCCGCGTACCACACGCTGCGGCAGGAGGCGAGCACGGCCATGACAGAGCTGCTTTCGCGCAACCCGGCTCTGATGCAGATCCTGGGCCCGTGGTGGCTGCGGATGCAGGACTGGCCAGGCGCCGACCACGCGGCCGAGCTTCTGATGGCGGTGGCGCCGAAACCGATCCAGGACCTGGAGAACAAGAACACCAAGATCCCGGCCGAGGTGCGGCCTATCATCGCCGGCATGGAGCAGCAGATCGAGGCGGCGGCGCAGCAGATCCAGGAAATGGGCCAGGCGCTGCAGCAGGCGCAGATGCAGTTGCAGGACAAGCAGGCCGACGCCCAGGCGAAGATGATGGATGCCGACACAAAGGCCGGCGAGGCGCAGGTGAACGCCCAGGTGAAGGTGGCCGAGCTGGCCCTGCGCGAGCGCGATATGGGCCTGCGCGAGCGAGAAATGGTGCTGCGCGAGCTTCAGGCAGCCCAGCAGGCCGACCAGGCGGCCCAGTCCGGCAACGACACTGACAACGGCCTGGAGGTGGCGCTGAAGGCCAGCATCGACGATCAGAAGCTGGAGATCGATCGCTACAACGCCGAGACGAAGCGCATGCAGGTCGAGCAGGACGGAGAGATCGCTGCGAGGAAGGCCGATCAGGAGGCTGCGGCCCTGGCGCTGGCCGCGGACAAGGACGAGCAAGACCGGGTGACCCAGGGCGCGGGCCCTGCCGGTGAGGCCCAGTCCAGCGCCCAGCCCGCGGCGGCACTCGACTCCGGCATGGCCGCGGCCCTGCTGGTGGCGCTGCAAACGCTACAGCAGACGGTGGATTCGCTCACGGCGTCTAAAAACAAGGTGGCGCGCATGACGAAGGTCGGTGATGGGACCTGGCAGATGGAGAGCGTGGAGACGCCGGCTGAACAGCCTGGCGCTGATGAACTCGAAGGAGATGAGGCTTGACCCAACTTTTCGCGAACAACGCCCAGAGCACGGTGGCGTCCCTGGTTGGCGCGGCCGATAACACGGTGCAGGTTGCCAGCGGCGATGGTTCGCTGTTCCCGACGCCAGCCGGCGGCGACTACTTCCGCGTCACGCTCACCCAGGCCGGCGACGAAAGCTCGTGGGAGATCCTGACGTGCACCGCCCGCAGCGGCGACGTGCTCACCGTCACACGGGCGCAGGAGGGCACCGCCACGGCGACCTGGGCAGTTGGCAGCAAGGTCGAGTTGCGCCTCACGGCTGGCGTGCTGTGGCCGCTGGAGTCGAGCGTCTCCGGCAACCTGCCGGTGGCGAACCTGGATGGCGGGACCAATGCCGACGCGACCACGGTATGGCATGGCGACGGAGCCTGGCGCGTGCCTGCATCAGTATCAGGCACCGTCACCTCGGTGGATATCACGCCGCCCAGCGAGGGCATCACGGCCAGCGGCGGACCAATCACGTCGTCAGGGTCCATCGTGTTGGAACTTGCGAACGACCTGGCTGCTGTGGAAGACCTGTTTGGCGCAGGGATTGCCGTGCGGGTGGACGAGGATGTGTGGGAACTGCGTGAGATTGAAGGGGCGCCTACTCGGATAGATGTCGTGGACGGCGACGGCTCGGGCGGGAATCCAACGATTGACATCTCGGCCTCGTACAACGGGCAGTCCACCATCACTACGCTCGGGACAGTAGTGATCGGAGGTTGGCAGGCTACCCCGGTTGACGTGCCATACGGCGGCACGGGGCTCGTCAGCGTCGGATCGGCTGGGTCCTTGCTGTATTCCACGTCGCCGTCTACCTTGGGCATCGTCCCTCCGAGCGCTGATGGGTTCGTGTTGACGCTCGTTTCTGGCGCGCCGGACTGGCAGCCATCAACGCTCACCGGCGGCACCGTCACCAGCGTGGGCATCACCCCACCAGCCGCAGGTATCACGGTCTCTGGTGGGCCGGTCACAACGTCCGGTGCAATCACGCTGGCCCTAGCCAATGACCTGGCCGGTCTGGAGGGATTGAGCAGCTCCGGCCTGGCCTCGCGGACTGGGGTCGATACATGGGCAGTCCGGGCCGTCGTTGGGGTGAACAACCGCACAACGATCACGGACGGCAATGGCGTGGCGGGTGACCCGACAGTAGACATCGCAGTAACCTACGTCGGGCAGACCAGCATCACCACGCTCGGAACAGTTGGCACCGGGGTCTGGCAGGGTACGACCGTTGCGGCCAACTTCGGCGGTACCGGGTTCATTTCCTACGCGGTGGGTGACATCCTATTCGCCAGCACCACCAGCGTGTTGTCGAAGTTGGCTGACGTGGCAACCGGCAATGCGCTCATCTCCGGCGGGGTCGGCGTAGCTCCGGCCTGGGGAAAGATCGGTCTGGCCACCCACGTCTCTGGCTCCCTGCCGGCCGGAAACGGCGGCACCGGGTACTCCAGTTTCACGGATGGCGACCTTCTGGTAGGACTCAACGGGGCGGTGATAGCCAAACTGGCTATCGGCAGCACGAACCAAGTTCTGACTGTCGTTGGCGGCCTGCCGGCATGGGGTGGGGCACCAAGCAGCGCCCTGACGTCCACCAACATCGGTTATGGCAACGGGTCGAACGTGCTCACCGGCACATCCACCTTCACTTGGACGAACTCGACGCTTACGATGCAGATGGGCGCAGGCACCGGGGTGTCCACCATCCAAACTGCCGCGGCGTCCAGCGGCTCCAATGCGGCGTCCTTGACGATCCAGACAGGTGCCGCGAACTCCGGCGTTGTAGGGGCTGGGTTGCTGACGCTTCAGGGCGGTGCTGGGGCCGGCACATCGGCAGCCGGCAGCGTCGCCATCACAGCCGGCAACAACCCGAGCTCCGGGGCCGGTGGCTCGGTGTCAATCACAGCAGGAACAAGCTCAAGTGGCACAGCCGGCAACTTCACCGTGGTTGTCAACGGCACCACGCGGCTGACCATCGCGAACACTGGCGCCGCCACGTTCCAGTCGTCGCTGGCGGGCACCTCCGGCGTGTTCTCGTCCACGCTGGAAAGCACGTCGCTGCTGGTCACGGGATCGACGGCGCCAGCCAACGGCATGTACCTCCAGGCCGCTGGCGTGGTCGGACTGGCGGCCAACTCCACGGCGGCCTACAAGTACGGGTCGAACGCCTTCCTGTCCCAGACGGACAACTCGCGTGACCTCGGCGAGGCATCCACCGGGCGCTGGCGCAATCTCTACATCGTCAACAGCCCGACCGTTGGCTCTGACCTGCGCGGCAAAACCGATGTGGTTGATTGCGATCTGGGGCTGAACTTCGTGCTGGCCCTTCGGCCGATCGCCTACCGGCAACTGGTGGGCAAGGTCGAGGTGAGCAAGGACGGATTGAACACGGAAACACCGGTGCCTGGTGATCGCGTGCACCGCGGCTTCGGCGCGCAGCAGGTACGCGAGGTGCTTGGCCAGTTCGGGCTGGACGGACGAACCTTCGCCGGCTGGTGCCTGGCCGACCCGGCCGACCCAGAGTCACGCCAGGCACTTCGCCACGAGCAGTTCATCGCGCCGATGGTGAAGGCGATCCAGGAACAGGCTGCCCAGATCGCGGAACTGCGCGCCCAGGTGACGAAGCTGCTGGGCGGCTGAGCGGAGCGGCGCCGTGCGCTTCAACTCCGCGCCCATCAACGGCGCCGCCTTCAACGACGAAGTCGCGACTACAGAACCGCCAGTCCCGCCACCACCGCCTGAGCCGGCTACCGGTGGTGGCGGGACATGGGGCGCCGGACCGAGCCACCGCTTCGTTGTCCACTACGGCAAGGAATACCCAGAGGATGCGCGCACGCCGGTGGCGCAGGCCGTTGCCGAGGTGGCTGGCGAAGTCGCCGAGCCAGCTCCGCCGCCGGCCACCATCCGGCGATCCATGCCGCGCCGCCGTTCCTTCTTCACGCCGGACCCGCCTGGTGCAGCCGAGATCCTGCTGGCTGAACTGCTGGTGTTCCAGCAGGCTGACATGCTGCTGGCCGCCAAGATCCAGGCCGACCTGCTTGGCATCCGGTCCCTGCGCGAAGCCGCTCTGATCCAGGAAGAGGAAGAGGCGCTGGAGCTATTCATGCTCTTGGAGTCCTGACAGGTAGGTTTGACAAGTTAGTGCATACTCCGGCACATTGTGAGTACGCACTTCGCGGCGTTGCGCGATGTCATACCTGACGGAAGTCATGCCACAACCTCAAGGCTCTGGCGAGCCTCAATCGCCTGAAGACACCACGCAAAAACCGGCGGACGTGGAGCCGAAGACGCCCGAGGACAGTACGTCCGAGGGGCAGCAGAAGGACAAGGGTACCGGAGAAGGCGCCGAGGACGAAGGCAAGGGCAAGCCCCAGCTTTCTGACAGCGACCGGGCGATCCGAAGCCTGCAACGCCGCGTCAGCCGACTGACGCAAGAGAAGGCGGTGCTGGCGGCGCGGATGAGCCTGGTGCAGCCGCGCCGAGCCGAAGAATCCCCCCAAGCTGACCCCGATGAAGACGATGACGAGGGCACGGATGATGGCTGGACTGATCCGGGCAAGCGCAAGCCCCCGGCGCGGCCGGCGACTCCGAAGCTGACGGAACAGGAAGTGAACCGGCGGGCAGCAGCGCTTGCGGCCGTGCACCTGGAAGCGGGTGAGCACGTGAAGTCCGCCAACGCAGCCGTGCACGCAGGACGCAAGGCGTTCAAGGAGTTCGACACCATGTTGCGGACCGTGGCCGATGAGGTCGGCGGGTTCTACGAAGACGACGCCCAAGGCGGCCGGCCACTGCCGATTGCCCGGGCGATCTTCGAGGAAACCGACGAGCCTCACAAGGTCATCCGCTACTTGGCTGAGAACCCCGAAGTAGCTGCCGAGCTGGGTGATCTTCCCGCGCGCCGTCAGATCCGCAGGCTGGCACAGATCGAAGCCGAGATGGGCCAAGCCACGAAACCGAAACCGAGCAATGCCCCGAAGCCGGTTGACGCCCCCAAGGGTTCCCCGACCGGCTCAGACGAGCCGGATCCGAAGAACGCAGAGGCGTGGATCGCATGGCGAAACGGAAAGCTAGCCAAGCGGGCATAGCCCACACCGAGGTGAAAGAAAATGGCTGACGTACTCCTGACCCCCACGATGATCCTCAACGAGACGATGAGGATGGTAAAAAACAAGTCGGCATTCCTACCGTACATCAACAAGCAGTTCAACGACGAGTTCGCCAAGAAGGGCATGAAGGCGGGTTCCTCGGTGTACCCGCGCCGGCCCGTGCAGTTCACGGTGCGAAGCGGCGCCACGGCCTCGCTGCAGGACGTGGTGGAAACGAGCGAGGCGATCACCGTCGAGCCCGAGTTCGGCATCGACTGGGACTTCACCGACTTCGACCTGACGCTGAGCATCGACAAGTTCAGCGAGCGCTACCTGGCAACGGCCGGCGAGCAACTGGCGACCGAACTGGACATGCGCATCGCCAGCCGCTTCTACAAGCGCATCTACAACCACACCGGCACGCCGGGCCAGCGGCCCAGTTCCTCGCTGGCTGTCGGCCAGGCGAACGCGCTGCTGACCAACATGGGGGCTCCGTTGTCGGACCGCATCCTGGCGCTGGAGCCGCTGGCGATGGCGAACATGGTCGATGCCCTGAAGGGCGCGTTCAACGACCAGAAGTCGGTGGCCGAGCAGTTCCGCACCGGCCTCGTGAAGACGCACCTGGGCTGCGACTACCAGTCGTCTCCCAACGTGCCGACCCACCTGGTGGGCGTGTACGGCGGCACGCCGCTGAGCAACGGTGCCACGCAGGGTTCCACGGGCGCCAACAACGCCTTCGTGGCCACCACGGCGGTGGTGACCGACGGATGGACGGCGACCACCACAGTGCTGACAGAAGGCGACATCATCACCTTCGCTGGCGTGAACGCGGTGAACCCGCGCAACAAGCAGGACCTGGGATACCTGAAGCAGTTCGTGGTGACAGCGGCGACGGTGACCGATGGCTCGGGTAACTCCACCATCACCGTGAGCCCGGGCGTGATTGCCGGCGGCGCCTACCAGAACGTGACGCAGCGCATCGCCGACAACTCGGCGATCACGGTGGTGACCGGCACGACGGCGACGGTGTACCCGCAGAACGTGCTGTTCCACCCTGAAGCCTTCACCATGGTGACGGTGGAACTGCCGCTGCCGAACGGCCAGGACATGGCCGAGCGCATCACGGTGGACGGCGTGCACATGCGGTTCCTGCGCGGCTTCGACATCACGAACAACAAGCGGATCTGCCGCTTCGACATCATGGCCGGGTTCGGGTCGTTGAACCGTGATTGGGCGATTCGACTGACCAGTTGACCCGGGTTGTTGGCGAGTTCTCCCCTTGTGGCCGGCACTGCCGGCCTTTTCTCTACCTGAAGGGAACGCGAAATGAGCGTGAGCAGCATCGATGGCAACGTCAGGGGCATGTTCCTGATGATGGCCACCATCAACCCGGCGTCCGTGGCGGCAGCCACCACGGCAGATCAGACCTTCACGGTGCGCGGCCTTCGGGCGAGCGACGTGCTGATCATGGTGCAGAAGCCAACCCTGAGCGCCGGCCTTGGCATTGCGAACTGGCGTATCTCGGCGGCCAACACGATCGCCATCACGTTCGTGAACGCCACGGCAGGCGCCGTCGATCCGGGCAGCGAGGTGTACAAGCTGCTGGTGGCGCGGCCCGACACGCCTTCTCTATATATCGCCATCGACGGCTGATGCGTGCCGGCGGCTACCCCTGCTGGCTGTACGACGCGGCCGGCGGGCACCTGTTCAAGTCGGAGGAACAGCACCTTTCCCACGAGGGGGTGCTGTACGAGAGCCCGGCGGACGTACCGCCGCCGGCACCACCCGAGGCGCCGGTGATCCCGTCGTTCGGGGCTGAGGAAGCCGCGGCGGCGGTTGCTGCCGTGGCTCCCGAGCCGGCCCAGCCCGGCCGGAAGAAGAAGGGGTAAGGCATGGCGATCACCGCCCGCGGGACCATCACCGGCGCGCTGAAGATCCTGGGGGTGCTCGATCCCCTGGAGACGATGAAGCCTGAACAGGCCGACCAGGGCATGGAGTCGCTGGCCGACCTGGTGGACCTGCTGGCGGTGGACTCGCTGGTGATCTACGCCACGCAGAACCTGACGGCGGCGTTCGCGGGGGCATCGGCCACGGTGGGCCCGGCAGGGACGTTCGCCACCACCACCGCGCGCCCGCTGCGGATCAACCACGGCTTCTACCGCAAGAGCGGAATCGACTACCTGGTCACGCCGCTGCAGACGCGGGCGCAGTACGACAGCATCAGCCAGAAGAGCATCTCCACGGAGTACCCGGAGTATCTCTGGTATGACCCCCAAGTGCCGCTGGGCACCGTGTACGTGTGGCCGGTGCCGGCGGGCGTGAACAGCTACTTCCTGAACGTGGACGTGCTGTTGACCGAGTTCGCGACGCTGGACACGAGCTACAACGTGCCGCAGGGCTACCGGACCATGCTCAAGTACGAGCTGGCGCGGCTGCTGGCGCCGATCTTCCAAGTGGCCATGCCGGCCGACGCCGAGCGCGTGCGCGTGAACGCGATGAACCTGATCAAGCGCACGAACACGCAAGTGCCGAAGATGCGGACGGACACCATCCAGACGGAAGGGCGGACGTACAACATCCTGAGCAACCAGTTCGACGGCGGCACCTGACCGGGGGCGGACGTGGAGATCCCATTCGTCGGGCCGACCTATAACCTGGAGACGCGGGAAGCCGCGGTCCAGCGCACCATCAACATGGAGCCGCTGCCGCAGGAGCCTGGCAACGAGCGCACCGCCTGGGTGTTCCAGGACGTGCCGGGGCTGGTACTGGCGACTGACTTCCCGGCCGTGGCCACCGAGACCGTGCTGTTCCTGTTCCACATGATAGGTGACGAGCCGACATCGGAAGGGGCGGCGGAGTTCGTTGGGCCTGGGCAAGCGTTCGATCAAACAGGAGCAAACTGGGACGCAACTAATGTCGGCTCTGAGATATTCTCGTCGTTTCCTTACCCGAAGTTTGGGGTGGCGGGGCTACTGGACGCGTCGGGGGTGATGTGGGTCCGGGATGATTCACCAACAAATCCGGAAGTTCCTGGAGAGTTTTCTACGGTCGGGAAGACCACGCTGCAGATATCGACTTGGATTTTCGTTCAAGCGAACAGCACCGTTCCGCCGGTTCTGTTGGAAATTTCTGTCGGTAAATTCGCTTACCCGTTCGGATCCAGTACCCTCATCCTACGCGTTACCGGTGATGGTGATGTATTTCAGGCACAAGTGGCGTGGCAGCCGTCTGATTTTGGTGAACAATCGTCTAATCCAGCGTCGGTACCTACGTATGGGTGGGTCAATCTGGTGTTGTCATACTACAAAATTGGCGAATTTGCTAACGTGGAGCTATACATAGACGGTGTGTTTTCAGGGGGGCTTTCCGAAGTCGATCTATCCGGTGTACTTGAAGATATGAACCCAATAAACGACATGTTTATACAAATGGCGGGCCCCGGAGTGTATATAGATGAAGCTCGATCGACTCTTGGTGGAACCGCTATCTTTTCTGACTTCACCCCGCCGGTTGCACCATGGCCAAACCCTTGATCGACTTCGTGGCCCTGGGCGATCAGGTGCTGCCCTCGGTGCCCACGCTGAGGTGCGTGCCGCTGGCAGAGCCGAACTGCAGTGCGCTCTACCTGCGCCGGCTGGAGGCTGCGGACACCAGCCGGTGCGAATGGCTGTGCTTCGTGGACGGGGGTGACGACGTGCTCGACTTCGGTTTCGTGCCGGCCATGCACGCGCTGGCCCTGCGCGCTGCCAGTGCAGGGTACACCATCGGCTGGGCCACGGAGACTGTGCACGGCAAGCTGGACCCCCGCGGACACCCACACCATGGTGTGGTCTGCAACGTCGCGGCCCTGCGCGCCATCGACTGGCCGGATGGCTGCTACCACTGGGAGTCCATCGCATACGGCATGCTCAAGCGTGGTGGTCACGTCTTCGACCCGGTGCCGCGGTACGACTGGCGCCCGGGGCCGGGTGGTGCCCGGCTGTGGCCGAGCACACGCACCGGTATTGGCAACAGCAACCGCTGGTTGCGGGAGAATCTCTGATGGCGCAGATCCGCGGCCTGACGACGTTCAGGGGCTTCCTGCACGCGGTGCGTGACAACATCGTGTACCGCATCGACAGTGCCGGCGGCTTGACCAACCTTGGCACGATCAACAGCACCGGCGGCCCGGTTGACTTCGCGCAGACGGCGCAGCAGTTGGGCATCACCGACGGCGCGCAGTTGTTTGTGTACGACGGCACAACGCTGGAGCAGTCTCTGGACTACGTTCCGGGAGCGCGCATCGCCGTGATGGACCAGCGGCTGTTCTTCGACCAGCGGGACACCCAGGTGTTCGGGTTCGCCAACCTGAACAACATGCTGGCGATCGACGCCGACGACATTTTCAGCGCCGAGAAGCTGCCTGACAACCTCAAGGCCGTGGTGGAGGTGTACGGGGAACTGCTGATGCTGGGGCAGTTCAGCGGCGAGGTGTGGAGTGGCGTTGGCGGGCTGGAGGTGGTGGCTCGCAACGAGAGCGCGCTGATCGAGTTCGGGACGGATGCGCCGTACTCATTGCAGAAGGTCGGCGGCTCGTGCATGTGGCTGGGCCGGAACGAGCGCGGGCAAATGGCGGTTGTGCAAATGAAGGGCTACCAGTCGGTGCCTGTGAGCACGCGATCGATCGAAGAACGGTTCGAGGGCCTGGATGTAGACCGGGCGCGGGCGTATGTGCGCCTGCGCGGCAAGCGCGAGTGCTACTACCTGAACTGCCCGGGCGTGGACACCACGCTGGTGTATGACACGGCCTTCAAGCAGTGGCACGAGGAAGCGGAGATCGTGAACGGCCAGTACAGGCCGGCGCGCGCCACGTGCGCCGCCTTCGCCTACGGCCGGCACTACGTGGGCGCCGACGACGGCAACCTGTACGAGGTACGCGAGGACGCTCACGACTTTGCCGGGGACGTGAAGTGCCGGGACCGGATATCGCCGGTGGTGGCCAACCCAGAGTTCAGTCTGATGCGGTTCCCGCACTTCGAGGTGCTGTGCCAGAAGGCTACGACGGCCACAGTGATGATGCGGTACAGCGACGACAACGGCCACACCTGGGGCAACTGGCGCTACGAGACGGCTGGGGATGCCGGCCAGTACCGGCGGCGGGTGCGGTTTGAGCGGCTAGGCCAGGCCGCTGACCGGGTGTACCAGGTGCGGGTGACAGACAACGCGCCGTTCAACCCGGTGACGGTTGATGTGGGGGTGCGGCGGCGATGAGGGTCACCCCCCAGCAGCAGCGCATCCCGCTGGTGGACCTGGCCACGGGGCTGATCCGTCGCGAGTGGCTGGGCGTGCTGGCGGCCGGCGAAGAGAGTGCCACCACCGCAGACCTGACGGCGCTTGTGACGGCGGTTGCTGGGCTGACGGCGCGCGTGCTGGACCTGGAGACTCGGGCCACGGTGGCCGAGGCTCGGCTGACGGCGCTGGAAGCAGCCCAGGTGCTCCCGCTGGTGTTTCAGCAGCCCGCCGATGCCGTTGGCCAGACGCTCGTTGTGCAGCCCGCGGCAGCCGTGTATGCCATGTCACCGGTGGTGCAGCCGGCCGCCTCCGTGCCGAGCCTGACCATGGTGGTGCAACCATGCTGCCCGTGATCCTGCAACCGCCTCCACCCGGCGTGCGCGCTGGCGCGGCCAACCAGCGCCTGTTCGTGGGCCGCGGACTGAACCTGCAGAGCACCACCGACCAGCCGCTGAACAAGGTTTTCGACGGCACCAGGTTCATCGTCAGCCAGATCCTGGCGTGCGGTCGCGGTGGCGGCGCTTCGGTCGCATGCCTTGGCGGTATCTACACCGGGCCCGGGAAGACCGGAAGCGTGCTGGTGGCGTCCGGCCAGTCTTGGCTTGGCGTGAGCGCTGCCGGGAAGCTGGTTCAGCCCACGCCGGCCGCCCTGCTGAGCCCCGACGAGCAGAGCGCCGGCCTGCTGTACTTTTCACTGACCACTGGCAGTATTGCCGCGGCCACCGCCGACCTGTTCGTGTTCGGCGTCATCACCGACTGAGGAAAGACCATGCAAAACAAGCCCGCACAACTAGTTGGCAACACCCAGGTGGCCGCCACGGACACCACCTACTACACCGTGCCCATCAACACCCGGACGACGATTACGGCGGCGCTGGTGAACAACACCACGGCCACAGCGAGAACGCTGACGGTGAACATCATTCCGAGCGGCGGAAGCGTCTCGGCGAGCAATAGGGTCGTGAGCGCGTTGGTGATCCCGGAAGCCGGAACCGCCCCGACACAGATCACGGCACTGATCGGCCAAACACTCTTACCTGGTGCTGTCATTTCAATGATCGCCGAAGCCGCCACGGCGCTGACTCCGCTCATCAGCGGCTACGAGACGATCATCAGCTAGGCCGGGCATAGAATCTAAGTTAGCGAGCGCAAACATGGAAAGCACGGCAGTCATCACATTCCCGGAGGGCCCGGACTTCGACATGACGGCGCAGCCGCGGGGTCCGTACCGGCTGACGCTGGCGGAACGTGACGCGCGGCCGGCGCCGGCGCATCAACTGGAATTGCGCGGGAAGATTGACATGCTGGGGCTTCTGTTTAAGTCGCCGGCAGTGGATGCCGCCGGCTTCCATCGGCTTGACCCGGCAGACCCTGAGATGCTGTCGCACATGTTCACGCCCGGCATCTACCTGCGTAAGTTCAAGATGAAGGCCGGCTCGGTGGTGGTAGGGAAACTGCATGCTCAGGAGCACCTGTGCATCATCTCGGCCGGTCGGGCTCTGGTGACCACCGAAGCCGGGACGCAGGAGATTGCGGCGCCATGCGAGTTCGTTTCACCGGCCGGCTCCAAGCGGGCGCTGGTGATCCTGGAAGACATGGTATGGATCACCATCCACCGCAGCGATAAAACCGACCCAGAAGAACTACTGGACGAACTGACAATTCAAGAGCCGCACCTTGATCAGGGAGCTTTGCAATGAGCATGATGTGGGTAGGAATTGGCAGTGCTGGCGCGAGTTTGGCATCCGGGATTATCGGGAGCCGTTCTTCGCGCCGCAACCAGGACGCGCAGAATCAGGCGAACCAGGCGGAACTGGCTGAGCAGCGCCGGCAGTTCGACCTGAACTATGCGCGGCAGGAGCCGTACCACCAAGCCGGCGTTGGCGCCACGCAGGAACTGCAGGGCATGCGGTTCCGCGCGCCAACGGCTGCGGATGTGACGAATGACGCTGGGTACTCGTTTGGGCTGAACGAGGGCCGGGAGGCGCTGGAGAACAGCGCGGCGGCGCGCGGGGGCCTGTTCAGCGGGAACACGGCGAAGAGCCTGCTGAAGTACGGCACCGACTACGGCACGACGAAGTTCAACGACGCCTTCGAGCGGCAGCGCAGCGCCTTCAACACGAACAGCGGCAACCTGTTCAACCTGGCCAACATTGGCACGGGGGCTGCGGCGCAGTTGCAGGGAGCCGGCGCCAACTACGCGAACAACGTTGGCAACATCGCCCAGCGCGGAGCCGATGCGGCTGGCGGGGCATCGATCGCCCGCGGGAACATCTGGAGCGATGCCATCAACCAAGGCGTGAGCATCGGCAACCGGCTCAACTGGGGTCGGGGCGGCGGCAACGTTCCGACCTATGCACCGAGCCAGTACGGTGACCTGGGCGAGCAGAACTTCGCCGACGGCGGCCCCGTGCTGGTGGAGGTGGCGCCGGGCCGCTACGAGCCCAAGGTTGGCACGCGGTCGAAGCGCCCGGGCGCTGGTGGTGGCGGTGCCATGGGCAACGAGAACCTGGTGCTGGCCTTGGCCGCGGAGGGCGGGGCCAGCGCGCCAAAGGCTGCCCCGCGCTACCGCACCATGCGCGACATGCAGGTGGAGAAGGCGCTGAAGGACGCCGGAGCTTACGCTGACGGTGGACCAGTTTTGCAGCAGGTTGATCCTGTGCGTGGTGAGCAGTTGAAGGCGTTCCTTGACATGGCCGTCAGAAATGGCGGGCTTGACCAACTTGAAGGCGAAATCGCGAAACGGAAAGCATTCATTGAGCGGAATCGGACCTTGCCGGTTGGAGGAAAACCGTACGGCCTTCCATCCCAGCGCGGAGGTGGACCCAATGCCACATCCACGATGTTCGGTGGCGCCAAAGATGAGTCGGCCGCATACGACGCCGTGATGAACCTTCAAGAATCAGAGCTTGAGGATCTGCTTGAACGTCGCCGCCGCATGATGAAACCGGACCTGAGCCAGTATGGTGAAAATGCGTCCCCAGCCTACGCCGACGGCGGCCCGGTGATGGTGCCGGACGGCGGCGGCAGGATGGTGCCGCAGATCGGAATGCGCACGCCGCGGCCCGGGACAGGCACCGGAGGCGGCATGAGCCGGGAGGAGATCCTGCAGGCCCTGACGGCGGTGCAGGCCGCTTCCGCTCCAGCCTCGGCCCCGGCTGGTCTGGCCGACCTCAAGGAGAACCCGGTGACCAACCCGCAGGGCGTGACGGAGCAGCGGCTGAAGGATGCTGGCGCCTACCAAGATGGCGGGCCGGTGGGCGGGAAGAAGAAGGCCAAGTGCTACGCCGGTGGTGGCGGCGTGCGCAAGGACGCCAGAGGGGGCGGCAAGGTGGCCGGGCCAGGCGGTCCGCGCGAGGACAAGGTGCCGGCGTGGCTGAGCAATGGCGAACACGTGTTCGATGCCGCGGCGGTGGACGGGGCCGGCGGCGGCGACAACCTGCGCGGTCAGCAGGTGCTCAACCAGGTTCGCGCGGCACTGCGGGGAGGCTGATCATGGCCGGCTACGACCTCTACAGCCAGATCGGCAAGGGCGTGCGCTCGGTGGGCGACTACGACCGGGACTTTGAGCGGCTCCAAGCTGACAAGCTGGGCAACCAAGCCAACCAGGCGGCGCTGCTGCTGAACCAGCAGAAGGCCGACGAGTACACCCGCGGCGTGGCCGAACAAAACGCGCTGCGGCAGGCTCTGGCGGGGGCGACCACGACCGAGGACCGCATCGAGCGCGCCAGGCGCACCGGGACCGGTGCCGGCTTCGCTCTGGCGGCCGGAGAAGAGAAGGGCCTGCTGGAGCGCCAGAAGACGGGCGCTGAGGTGGGGGCCAAGAAGGCCGCCGCCGACAAGGATACCTACGAGACGGGACGCAAGCGCTACGAGCACCGGATCGCCGGGCTCTCGCAGTTCCAGGACGCCGAGGGCGCGAAGCAGTGGCTGGCCGACAGCGTGCACAAGGGCGACTTGGGCATGGACGAGGCCACCAGGATGATCCAGAAGATCCCCGGGGACCCGGCGGCTTTTGGCCAATGGAAGAACGACACCATCTTCTCGTTGAACGACGCGGCCAAGCAGGCCGGCTACATCCGGCCGGATGCGAATGCCACGCTGAGCGCTCAGACCAGTACCGCCAACAACACGGCGACGAATGCGCGCATGGCGACCGAGGGGGAAGCCAACCGCGCTGTGACCATCCGCGGCCAGGACAAGATCGACGCCAGGGAGATGCGGAAAATCACCCAATCCACGGCCGAAGCGGCCGACGCATCTGCCCCTGTGCTTGGCGTGCCGGTGCCGAAGGTGTTCCCGTGGGCGAACCAGAGCCGCGACATCGACAAGAACAAGGTCAAGGCCGCAGAGGTAAGGGCTGGCGGAAAGCTTGTGGACAAGGATATCGAGCATGCCTCCAAAGAGGCCGGCGCGGCTGCAGACGCGAAGCGATTCCTGGAACTGAACAGCCGGGTGAATACTGGCGGCATTTCGGACAAGATCCCTGGCGGACAGTTGGTTCAATCAATGGGATCAGACTACGCCGAGATGCAAGCCATCACAGCAAAACTTGCGCCAATGATGCGTGCGACCGGCAGTGGATCCACTTCGGACTACGACATCAAGCAGTTCGAGCGCGCCACAGTGGGGGTGGACAAGCCGAACGCGGCGAACAAGAACATCGCGGCCGGGATCATGGCGCGTGCCCAGCAGGCGCAGGACTACGCCGACTTCCGCACCACCTACCTGGAGCAGAACGGCACGCTGGTTGGCAGCGACCGGCATTGGAAGCAGTACGTCGCGAAGAACCCCATCTTCGACCCGAAGGCGAAGGCCGGTAGTTTCACGCTGAACACCGCCAGGCAGCCGTGGAAGGACTACTTCGCGACGACGGCCGACGCCCCGGCCGCGTCGGCGCCTCGCCCACCCAGCCCGATTGGCCAGTCGTCGCGGGTTGGCGGCCAGGCTCCGGCAGCCGCCGCGCCAGCCGCTGGCCCAACCGTGAGCAACTGGTAATGGCCCGCGACATCACCGTTTCGTTCGACGACGGCACGCAGCACGTTTACCGTGGGGCGCCTGACGACGCAACTCCGGACGCTGTGCGCCAGCGCGCGGAGAAGGAGTTCGGTAAGTCCGTGAAGGCCATGGACGGCGGACGCGGAACGGCGCCGGCCCAGGGTTCGGCCGCGCCGACACGCGAAGATCGCATGGCTGCGATGAAGGCGTCGAACCCGGGCGAGTACGACCCCGCATCGCCGGAGTGGCAAGCCAAGTACGGTGCCACCTCCGGCATGTCGAATCTGGATCTGGGGCTGGCCGGCGCTGGCAAAGCTGTGGCCGATACCGGTCGAGGCGTGGGCCAACTTATCGGCCGCGGGCTGGATCTGGTCACCACGCCGAAGCGCTCCGTGAGCGACCTGGTGACGGGCGGCGCCGGATCCACGCTGTCGCAGCGCCTGGGGCTGCCGCAGTATGAGGATGTGGCCGATGCCCGCCAGCGCGACGCCGCGCTGATGGACACCGGCGCCGGCCACGCCGGGAACATCGGCGGCAACGTGCTGATGACGCTGGTACCTGGCGGGGCGCTGAAGGGCGCCGCCACCGGGCTTGGCGCCTTGCAGGGGGCGCGCGCTGGCAACACGGCGGCGCAGATCCTGCGCGCATCGGCTCCGGCCGGCAGCATTCTGAACCGGGCTGGGCAGGCAATGATCGCGCCCACCACGCTCGGTGGCGCGGCCACGCTTGGCGCCGCCACTGGCGCGCTGCAGCCGGTGACCAGCGAGGGTGAGGCCGGAGTGAATGTGGCGCTCGGCGGCCTGGCTGGGTGGGGCGGGCAAGCTGTCGGCAACGCCTTGGCCCGGGCGGTGCGGCCGAACACGGTGGCCACGAAAGAGGAGTTGCTCCGGCGCGGCATGAACCCTGACGATGCTGCCCGCACCGCCAAGCGCGCCGACCATCTCCAACAGTTGATGGCCGAGGGCGTCACGCCCACCCCGGGGCAGGCCCTGGGCGGCATGGCCCAGCGAGTGGAAGAGGCGCTGAACTGGCTGCCGGGCGTGCGCGAGGGCCAGCGGCGCGCCGTGGGCGACCTGAACACGGCGGCCTTCAACCGCGCGCTGGAGCCGATCGGCCAGAAGATGCCGAAGGGCGTGCAGGGCCGGGAGGCGGTCGAGCACGTCGAGAACGCCCTCGGAGACCGGTACGACCGCCTGATGCCGCGCCTGACCACGAACATGGACGGGCAGTTCATCACCGAGATCAACCAGCTTCGGAACTCGCTGGCCCGCGGCGCGATCAAGCAGGAGATCCCGGATCACTTCGAGCGGATTCTGAACGATCAGGTGCTGGTGAAGTTCCAGGGTCCGAATGCCACCGTGACCGGGCGCACGTTGAAGGAGATCGAGAGCGACCTCGGAAACCTGTGGCGCGAGTACCGGTCATCGGCCAGCCCAGACGAGCGCAAGCTGGGTGATGCCATCAGGGAGACCCAGGCGATCCTGCGCGACAACGTGGCCCGCAGCAACCCCGCTGCCGCGAAGGAGTTGAAGGCCATCAACACCGGCTGGGCCAACTTCGAGCGGGCTGCCAGCGCCAGCGGCTACCTGGGCGCCGAGGGCGGTGTGTTCGGTGCCGGCCAACTGGCTGGCGCCGTGAAGGCCGGGGACCGCAGCGCCAGGAAGAAAGACAACCGCGCCGGCCGGGCGCTGATGCAAGACCTGTCGGACGCTGGCCAGGCCGTGCTGGGCCAGAAGGTGCCCGACTCCGGCACGCCGTTCCGGTCCCTGGCCACGCTGGCGGCCACCGGTGCGGCAGGGGGAGCGGGCGGGCTGCCGGCCGCAGCGGCGGTGCTGGCCGCCCCCATCGCCTACTCGCGCCCGGGTCAAAACGCCCTGGCCGCCCTGCTGGCCCGCCGCGGCGACTGGTCTGAGCCGGTCGGCAGCGCCCTGCGCCGGTTCGCCCCCGCTGCCGGCATCGCCGGATCTGCCGCAGCCAACGCGCGTGAGCGCCCAACCAACGACTGAGGCATCATGGCAACGAACCCAGCCTACTTCATGCAGCAGCAGTTCACGGACGCCGGGGCGGTGGCCGCGAACTACCTGCTGGACACGTTCCTGTCGGGCACAACGACGCCCGCCACGACATGGCAGGACGCGGCCGAGGGGGCCACGAACGCGAGCCCCATCGTGCTGGACGCGGGCGGTCGCTGCACCATCTTCCTGAACCCGGCGGTGCTGTACACCTTTCGCCTGCGCACGCCGGGTGGCACGACGGTGTGGACGCGCGACAGCATCGCCGGGCAGCCGGTGACGGACGCAACGCAGTTCCTGCCGCTGGACGGCTCAGATGACATGACGGGCTTGTTCGCGCTGAGTGGTAACGCCACGGCGGCGCTGCACCCGGTACCGCTGCAGCAGGCCCAAACACTGATCTCCGCGGCGTCGGCGTCTCTCACGACGGCCCTGAGTGGTCAGATCATGGTGGGTGCGGTGATGATGTGGATGCTTCCGACTGCGCCAAACGATGACTGGCTGTTGCTCAACGGCGTGGCGGCGAGCAGATCCGCGTACCCGGCGTTGTTCGCGTTGTGGGGGACAACTTTCGGGGCAGGTGATGGTTCAACGACGTTCGGTATTCCGGGCTTCAGCGGCTATGTGCCAAGGGGTCTTGATCTCACGGGTCTCATTGACCCGGACGGCGGAACACGCGTGCTGGGGAGCATCCAGCAGGATCTTGTGAAGGCCCACACCCACAGCTATGTGGCCACGGCCAACGGCCGCTCCGGTGGCGCAGAGGGCGGCGCCAGAGACAGCGCCGGCCATGGCGAGAACTACACCACCGGCGCCAACGTTGGCGCCGAGAACCGCATGAAGAACATCGCCGTCAACTTCATCGTCAAGGCCGCTTGAAGGACGCTACTCCAAGGATAAGCACATGTTCACCACAATCACCGTCACCGCCGGCCTCTACGCTGGGGCCCTGCACCTGCTGAAGCTGGCGCGGTCGCGCATGCAGCCTTCGATGCCGCGCGAATTGATCGACGGCGTGCTCAAGGTGATGGGTGGTGGCGGATCGGGACCGATCAAGCCGTCATGAAGTGGCTCATCGTCACCATGGGAATCGTCATGCTGGCGCTGACCTACGGCGAGCACTTGTTCCCAGCCGATTCCGTGCGCCCGCTGGCCCACTACGTGGCCGATGGGCTGCACATCGCCTGGCTCAACGCGCTGGTGCTGGTGGCCGCACTGATCGGCATGCACCGAAGCCTGTGGCGGCTGGCGCTGGTTGGCATCACAGCGTGGGGCGCCACCGAGGGGATCATGACGGCGGCGTGCGGCATGCTCGACGCGCCGCGTGTCGTCACTGGGCAGTGGCAGGGCCTGTGCGGGGCCCGGGCCGGGCTACCATTGGCTGCCATCGGTCTATCCGCCTTCGGCGTGTTCGTGTCCACCTTATGGGGGCGCAGTGAGTGATTTCAAACCCGAGGCACTGCTGGCAAACCCGCTGGTATCTGGACTGCTCGGCAGCATCATCGGGCTGCGGGCGATGAGTGGCACGAGCTGGTGGTTGCGGGCCTGCAACCTGTTTGGCGGCTGGGCGTGCGCGATCTTATTCGGCCCAGCGCTGGCCGGCTGGCTGGGCATGCTCGACACGCCGCACGCGTTCGCTGGGGTGGTTGGTGCCACCGGGGCTTTTGGCCTGGTGGCCGTGGACGGCATGATCCGGTACATCCAGGAAACGCCGATCCTGGACGTGTTGACGAGGTTGCTGAACGTGTTCAGGGGAGGCGGGAAATGACACCGCAGATGGTCGGGTGGGTGCTGCTTGTCCTGGCGCTGATTCCGGCGCTGTCACAGAAGGTACAGACCGGCGTCACAAGCGCGCTGGGGCTGTGGCTGTTGGCATTGGCCGGGATCGCGCTGATTGCAGGCACCGGCGAGGGCGTGCGGGAATGGCTGCTCTGTGTCGGCTTGGTGCTGGCCGTGGCCGGCGAGGTGATGCACTGGCGCCGCACCGTCTCGCCGCGTCGTGCGAGATCGCAAAGGACTATCGATGCTGCGCGAGATTGACCAGAATGCCATCGCCCCGGCGATGCTCTTGCTGCCCATGGCGATGGACTCGCCGCGGGCCCACATCCAGTTGCTGGCCATGGGGCTCCAAGAGTCCGCGCTGCGCTACCGGGTGCAGCACATGAACGGGCCTGCGCACGGGCTCTGGATGTTTGAGAGAGGCGGTGGCGTGCGGGGCGTGCTGGAACACCCAAGCACCTGCGCCATCGCGTTGAACGCCTGCGAGGCCCACCATGTGACCGCTGACGCTCAGAGCGTGTGGGAGGTGCTTCCAACGGATGATGTGCTGGCGGCTGCATTTGCGCGGCTGTTCTTGTGGACCGATGCCCACAATCTGCCGAACGACGCCCAGGGCGGGTGGCTGACCTACCTCAGAACCTGGCGCCCGGGCCGCCCCCGGCCCGACACCTGGCCGGCGTTCTACGCGCAGGCAGAAGACTGGGTGCTCCGCGGCGTGGACTCGTGAGCGAGAATCGGTGCTCCACAACCACTACGGAGCAACCGCTCATGCACAACATCCAGTCCCCGCGCGCCGATGACGACGCCATCGAACAAGAGATCAAGGCCAAGGGCCTGACGGCGCCGCGAGTCACGCCGGCCGACATCGAAGCGAACATCTCCAGCGAGCACTACTTCACGGCCGAGGATGGCGCAGTCGGTGGCGGCATGATGCACGAGTCGGCGGCCCGGTCTGCGGCGCCTAGATCGCTCTCGTTGCTCACCTTCTGTGTGCTGGTGCTGCGCAACGGCTTCACGGTGACCGGAGAGTCTGCCTGCGCCAGCCCGGAGAACTTCGATGCCGACCTGGGCCGCAAGATCGCGCGGGCCAATGCGGTGAACAAGGTGTGGCCGCTGATGGGCTACGCGCTGAAGCAGAAGCTGGCGGATGCCGCATGACCATCATCACCCCCACCATCGGCCGCCGCGTGTGGTACTGGCCCAGCGAAGCCGAGTACCAAGCCAGCGCCAGCAACCGTACCATGGTTGAGCCGGCCATGCTGCTCAATGACCGCGACCAGCCGTGCGATGCCGGCATCTGCTACGTGCACACGGATGGCACGATCAACCTCACGGTGGCCGACCACACGGGCGCCATGCATGCTCGCCGCAGCGTGCCGCTTCTCCAGGATGATGCGGCGAGAGACCCAAACGGCTTGATCGGCTGTGCTGCCTGGATGCCGTACCAGAAGACGCAAGCCTCGAAGGCGTGACGTGACACCCACCCAGATCGCTGCCGGCGTCACCATCGTCGGCGCCTTCCTGGGTGGGGCCTGGCTGGGCCGCGCCGCCGTCAAGTCCGACTGGGACGCGGAGCGCGCGCAGCAGGCCCGCGAGGTGGTGGCGCAGATGGAGAGGAGCATGGAGCGCCGGGCTGCCGCTGACCATGCGCTTGCCGGCGTGCAAACTGCGGTTCAGGCCGCGCTACGGAGAACCAATGCACCAGCCCAGCCGATCAAGTGCCCGCCGAGCGGCAACGCTCTCGATGCTCTCGTGCCTGGCCTGGGCGACCGGCTGCGGGCCATCGATGCCGCTGGTGGTGCGGGACCCGCCGCCGGTGTGGCGGCCGTGCCCGGATCAGGCGCCGCCAGTTCCAGCCGGTGAGGTGACTGCCGGCCAGGCCGTGGAGCTGCTGGTGGGCACGCGGGCGGCGCTGGTGGTCTGTGATGCCCAGGGCCGGGCCGTGATCCAGGCGTGGCCTAGGTGATGGAGCGGGCCGCCGGAATCGAACCGGCGTGATCTGCTTGGAAGGCAGAAGCCTTGCCACTCGGCCAGGCCCTCTTGTTGTTGCCGGCGCTCCCCCGGCTGTCGTCTTACCTCACGGGGCCTCATGCACCAGGACGCTCGGTGCGACTACTGCCGTGACAGGGGCGGCGACACGATGTCAATACCCGCCCATCCATATGCCAGTTGTGGATCACTAGACTGGCCGCATCGATGGAGAGACTTGTGTTCTGGATGCGGGGGCCGGACTCGAACCGGCGACCATCGCGTTATGAGCGCGACTCTCTACCAACTGAGCTACCCCGCGGCGTGATTATGGCGCGGGCGCCGGGTGGGCGGCCCTGAACGCTTCGTGCTCGGCGGTCTCGCGGTCGAACATGGCTTGCGCGCCGCCTTCGGCGTAGGCCGCATCCAGGTCCGGTAGGTGTCCTGGGCCGGCCAGCGTGTTGCAGATCCATTCCATGCATGCACCCAAGCCCTCCAGGTTGCCATCGACGTAGGCGGCCCGAAGCGCCAGGATGTGGGCGTTCAGCGCATCGCCGAGAACGACGGCCCGGCGCTCGCTGCTGGCGGCCCCGACCGCGATGCCGGCGGCAAACAACTCCATATCCTCCAATGTGGGCACCACGCCCGGGAACCTTCGATTCCACGCGGCGGCGGCTTGTTCACTGTTCATCGTCGTTCTCCAGTTCGTCGGGTTGCCGTGCATCCGGGTGGATGAGCGGGCTGTTGATGGCCCGCCGCTTGGCATACGCGATGCGCGCCTCCAGCGACTGGTGGCCAAGCTCGCGCAGGGCGTCTGCGCGGTCGAAGTCGAAATGCTCGGCCTGGTTCATGGCTTTCCCACAATGACCAGCGCCAGCACGACGCACACGCCAGAGACAACGGCCCGGCGCAGGCACTGGGTGATGATCCAGCACCAGCCGTAGCCGGCCATACAGTTGTGCGCGCGCTTCATGTCCGCACCCCGTAGACGGCTTCGCACACGGCCTGGCACTTGTCGAGGCTGAAGTTGTTGTCGTCGTCGCGGATGCCGCTCTCCATGTCGATCCAGTAGGAGATGTCGCGCGAGCCGGCGATGTCTGCCACGTGCTGGGCGACGTTGTCCGGGCCGAGCCCGCCGGCGAACCCAAGGCGGCGGCCGAGCGGTGCCACGGCGGGCCACGATGCCGGCACGAGGCCCTTGCCGCAGCTCTTGTCGTACAGCCACTCCACCGTCTGCGTGTCGGTCCGAATTTTCGGCCACGCGGTGGCGCACTGCATGATGGGGGTGAGGTTGCGGCACTGGCCCCAGGCGGCGATCTTCGCGGCCTCGTGCACCGGCGCGCCGTTGATCTGGCCGCGGCCGACCTGGTAAAGGAGCATCTCGTCCAGGTCGGCAGGCAGGGCGTGGCCATCGATCACGCGCAGGGTGTAGTCGCCGCAGAGGTGCGCAGCCAGCCGCGGCCAGGGCCCGTGCTTGATGAGCTTGCGCACGAACGTCATCGGCGGATAGCGTGGGTCAACGCCCTGGCGCTTCGGGCTGAAGAGGATGCCCCATTCGATGGGGTAGAGCCTCGACAGCGCCTGCATTCGGTCCAGGTCGGTCCACTCGTCGGCGCCGGTGAAAGTGATGAAGGTCGGTAGTGTGGTCACGGTTTTCTCCAAGGTCTGCGCAGCACGTCGGCCAGCGCGTAAAACAAGCCGGCCAGCACGAAGCCGACCACGGTGGCGATGATGGAACGGCGCTTCATTGGTCACATCCTTTGCCGATCTGGCCGCGGTCATCATGAGCCGTGAAGCGCTCAAAATGTACCCAACCGCCCACGCAATGGAACCCCCATTCACGGTAGGCTGGTCCGGTGATGAACAGCGTCCAGCACGGGCCCGCATGCAGCTCAATGCGATGCGCGAACTTGCCGCTTGGACGCACGCGCCACGCGCCCTGCCGAAGCAGGCGACGGCGGTGCACACCGCCCGCTGCAATGGTGTGCTCGGTGTACTCGCCGCGGAGCAGCAGCGAGAAGTTTGCCCACGGATGGTCATGCATCGCCCGGTCATCGTCGCTGCGCAGGAAGTGGTGCAGGTAGACGTTGAAAAGCTTGTTGCGCGGCAGGATGTGCCATCGAAGCATGTAGGGGTCATCGTGGCCGCCGATCACCAGATCCGGCTGGCGTTGCGTTATGCGGTGGATGAACCGATGGATCACGGCCGCCTCCCCGCTGTGCACATGGCCGCCACGAACACTTGGTCGTGTGCCAGCGGCCGGCCCCAGAGGATGAGCGCCTGCACGCGGTCGGCGCTTACGCCGTGGTCGCGCGGCGGAGGCGGGACCCAGCGGCAGCCGATCTCAAGGCCGGTGCTGGTGCGGTAGACCAGCTTCCCGCCGGGCCTGTCTCCCATGCGAGCGAAGCCGGTCCTGGCGCGCAGCACGCGCGGAGACACCATGCTGACGGCGCCCATCAGTCAAGCCCAGCTTCAGCGGGCGCGGCACGCACCAAGCGCGCAGCTTCTTCAAAAGCATGCGCGAGTTGCTCTCGACGTTCCACGGACTTCGGCAGCCAGAATGTGACCGCGCTTCGGTCGTCATCGTGCGGCGGGTGATGCAGCATCGGTGACGAGTGCAGCATGAACTGAACCGCGCTGTAGGTGAGTCCGGTGTTGCTCATTTTGTTGAGCATGCAGACTTCTTCAGTCAGCTCTTGGCTGTAGACGTTGATTCGCATTTCAGATGCTTCCCTTGTTGCGCGGGTCAGGGTGCTGTCCGTCTTCCGGCGGCGGCGCGACTGCCTGCACGCACGTCACGCCAAGGATCACATCGCCCGGCTTGGTGCTGTTGACCGTGGCAGCGGCTGCCTTGCACTCTGAGGCCGTGAAGCCGCGCTTCCAGGCGCTGCGGGGCTCCTGGTACGTGCTGCCGTCTGGTGCTGTGACCGTGGTCAGCACGATGACGATGAGGATGGTGTCGATCATGTCTTTGGCTCCGTGGTGGTGTAGGTGATGCTGGTGTGCCGGCTGAGCATGAATGTCTTATCGCACCTCTCGCACTGCCAGTCGTCATCAAACTCAAGGCTGTTCGGGCGCCACTCCCATGCGTCCTTGTGCACATGGCCGCAGTGCGGGCAGACCGGCCACACGGTATGCGTGGTGTCGATGGTCATGGGAGTCGCAGCAGCTTGCGCGCGCTGGCCTCGACTGCGGCGCGCGCATCGACTTCGTTCTCACCAGACACCAGCGCACCGCGTCCCATGGCGCGCTGGTTCCAGGCCACGGCCTCGGCCAGCTTGTCCACCAGCCGCATGTGCTCCGCCAGCTCGGCGGCGGTGTCTCTCTGGGACGGCACGGACGCGGCAACTACAGAAGCGCGAAAGGCTCGCAACGCTGCATAGAAGCCGTCGTTGTCGTAACTGCCGTTCGGGTGCGACTTCATGGCGGCAATCCATAGATGCAGCGTGTCGTCGCTCGCCGGCTCAGGCACCGCATGCATGAACGTCTCCGCTGCCGGCGCGAGGTTGGCTGCGTCGATGGTCGGACCGGGCTCGGTGTCTATCGGTTGTCTGGCGCCGCAAATGTCGCATTGCTCCCCTGTATGCAGATGACACTCGCCGCACGGCGCCGCGGGGTTGGCTGCGTCGAACACAGGCTTTGGCCACGGTTCCGACCACTCCAATCCGCCCGGACGCACCTCCGTGCGGGTGAACGAGTCGATGCGCCGCACCTCTACCGGTGCGCCGCACGTCACGCAGGCGGCAACGCCAGCAGCTTCTGAGGCGGCGGCCGGAGAGCACAACCCCATCGCCGCAGCATCGCAGTTCGTTGGGTCGCCGCAGCACGGCTGTGGGCGCCGATCCGGCGCATCCAAGTCCAGGATGTCGGGCTGCGCCAGCGTGACGGTGATACCGGCGCCGCCCATGTCAGCCAGCTTGCCGGCCTGCCATGGGCGCGGGCTGGGCAGGCTCGGTGCGGTGGTCAGCCCGTTCTGGGCGTCGTGCAGCGCCGCCACCAGGACCTTGGCTGACTCCTCAAGCTCCGCGATGCGCGCCTTTGCCGCGTCAGCCACGTCCTCGGCGTGCCGGGCCTGGGTTTTCGCTTCGTCGAGACGTTCGCACATGTTCTGCATTGCATAGTGCGCGAGGTCGGCCACGTGCGAATACCCGTCGGCCTTGAACCCGTGATTCGACAGCACCAGGAACACCCGGTCGATGGCCTCGCCGTACGCTTCCTTCTTCTGATGAATGAACTCCACGCTGTTGCCTCTGTACTGCATGCGCTCAGCAAGCGCTTTGTGCTGCTCAGTCAGCGCCGCAGCTTCAGCGCCCCACTCGGTGCGCATGCTGGCGATGCGGTTGAGCTCCTCCACCAGGTCGGCCTCCAGGCCGGCGACGCGTTCCTCAAGTTTCGCGCAGTTGGCCTGCTGTCTGCCAATGATGCCAAGCGCACCGATGGCAGTCATCGTCGGCCAGAAATCACCATCCTTGTCGTTTGCGATGGCCCGCAGCTCGTCCAGAACTTTCTCCTCATAGTCACTGCCAGCCACCACTGGCATTGCCGCATCGCCAGCGGTCTGCGGCGCGCCGTACAGCGGAGTCCATGCGCCACTGCGCTTTCGCACATCGTCCATCTGCGCGTGCATCAGCGGGCCTTCGTACCCGCCGTCGCTGCGCCAGCGAACCCATGCGATGGGGTCGGCGCCAGCGGGCTGCACCGACGCAATTGCCGCCTCCCAGCACTCCGGTAGCAGCGCATCCCGCATTGCCTCCACGTCGCTGACGCGGTACATGCGTTGCTGCAACTCCGGCACGTTGTTGGCTCGCCAAGCTGCGAGCGATGCGGCGGGATGCGCGACACGCGGCGGAGCGCCAGGCACTTCCTGCATCGCCCGCCACACGGAGTCTGCCGTGGCCGCGCGCGCGGCCTTTCCTTCTTCGCCACCAAACCCGCATTCATGCAGCGCCTGGGCGCCGGCCTCCATCTGCGCGATGCTCGGGTCGTCTTCGGTAGCCGCGCTGATCTGGGTCTCGTAGTGCCGGTGGGCTTCAGCGAGGGTGTCGCGCACGCTGGCAGGCGTGTAGGCCCAGTAATCAAGGATTGGCTCGTACGGCTGCAGTTTGGTGCTCATGCCGAACCTCCTGCGACAGGGCGCCAAGCAACGATGTCGTTTGAGAGACCTTCTCGCAACGATTCGACGCCGAGTTGCCACCAGCACCGCCCCACCAACGAACGCAAGTCTGTGAGGGTCGTGCATGGATTCCCATCACGCTGCCGGGTCTCGAACGCAATACCGGTCGGGACCGGGCAAAAGCTGTCGGAGCGAGGCTCGTGCGGGATCCATCCATACCCGTCGCAGTCGAGCCAGTGATCGGCCGCAGCCTGCCTCGCTGACCACGGACGCACGTCGCCCACGTTGTAGTGACCGGCGTACGCTTTGATGCACACCGCGTACGGCTCCGGCTTCGTGCCCACCATCGCAGCCCCACTCGCAGCGCTGCCAGAATCCGCCAGCGCGCGCGGCTGGGCCTGCATGGGAGACTTCGATGCCGGATCCAGGCTCTTGAGCCACTCGGCCAGGTCTTCGTTGTAGCTAGGTGGCAGCGGCAGATCCGCGGGCATGTGCACGCCGAGTTCGAATGCTCGCGTGGTAAGGCATTCGGCTGGATCGTCCAGCGGGCGCTGCGCCAGGTACGGCCGATCCAAGCGGTCGCCCGCGATCAGGTCTGAGGTTGCCCGGCACAGCGCGCGGTCCTGGGCGTCGAAAGAGTTCATCGGGACTCGCATGAGGTTCTCCTGTTCGGTGGTTTGAATGTAGCCGTGCCGCGCCGGAGCGCAACACCTGGGTGGGTGGTCAGCAGTCCTCGGGCGGTATGCCTGCGGCCGGGATGGACGGACGGTCTGTCGGGTCAGGCTCTGCGGCCCCGCGGGCGGTGTTCTGCTTCGCCTGCCTGGCCAGGATCATTGCGTCTGCCACCTCGTAGGAATTCAATGCGAGCCGGTACACCGGGTTTTGGCGGGCCTTGTGGGCCGCGGCATAGAGCGCATCGGCAGCTTGACCAGGAACCATGTCCGTGGTGCATTGGGCCTGCATGGCCGCCGTGGCGAAATAGTCGCGTAGGGTCAGTTCCTCACACGAGGCGCATGGCGGGTTGTTGCTGTCAGTGTTCAAAGGGGTTTCTCCTTCATTGGGTTGATGCCGGCCAGCCGCTTCTGCAGCTCCACGGCCACGGCCTCGTAGGCCGCTGCGACGTAGTTGGAAGCCTGGCGGGCCATGGCGTGCTTCTCCGCGTACTTGCGGGCGTTGCCGGCGAGGGCGCGCATGCGCACGGCCTCGGCTGCGATCATCTCGCGCGCCCACGGTGCGGCGCTGGTGGGCTCAAGTTGGATCATGGGCGCGCTGACCGGTCAGCTTTCCAGGGGATCGTGCTCGGTGGGCGCGTCCTTGTACATCGTCACGAACTTTCCGTCCGGCCACTGCTTCTTGATGTTGGCGTAGAAGTAGGAGCCCTGCGACTCGGCGTTCTTGAAGGCTTCGAACTGCTCAGGCGTGAAGCCGGGGTAGTGGTAGGTCTTCTGGGCGTGGTTGCTGTTGAACTCCAGCGCCAGAGTCTGCGTGCCGGCGTCGTAGGCGTAGCCGTGGAGCTGGCTGCTGTCGGGGGTGAGGGTCAGCGGTAGGATGGTCGATTGGGGCATGGTTGGCTCCGGCGTGGTGGCTAGGTAGGTGTTGGGGCGGCCGGGTGGCTCTGTGCTTGTCCGGTCGTTCCTTGCGGTTCGCCGCGCCCCGTGGTTCAGATCAGCGCAGCGCGTGCACGACGGCGCGGAAGATGAAGTCCTTCGCCTGCTGCTCGCGGGGCAGTTCGGCGAACTGGACCATGCAGGGATGCTGCTTCAGGTCTGGAGCCTTGACTGGTCCATAGGTCCAGCCGTCTTCGAGCTTCTGCTTCATCCAGCTGATGTGCGATGCCTCCGGCCCGAAGTCGCCGGAAAGGTGCAGGTCCACGCCCATGCGCGCGCTCTCGCGCTGCCATTGCGGCGCGTCTTCCCATGCCGGCTGGCTGTCGTCTCCCAGCGCCTGGCAGTAGGCGCGGTTCACCTCGTGGCACACGCGGGCGATGCGGTCCATATTCTCGCGCGGGTCTGCTTGGGCCGTGGGCCCGTTGTAGTCTTGGTCTGGCATTCGGTTCTCCGTGGTGTTGCTGTGCCACCGCTCGTGGGCGGGTGGCGTGCCCTATTGATCTACGGATTGAGCATCACGGCCCAGCGATGTAGGCGACCATTGCACCCCCTTGCCATCACCGAACGCATGAAGAAAATCTATCAATTCGGTCATCTCTGCAATGGTCATCTTGCTGGTTCGCTGGCCCAGCACGACGAACCCGCCGTCAATGCCAGGCACCACGCGCTGCCGCTTCAGCGCCGCAGTCGCCATGTCCTTCCATGCTTCTTCGTCGAGCGACTGGCCGTGCCAATCAACCTGCTTGGCAACGTCGGCAAGGCACGACCACATGAGGCTGTTCTGAGCCGTGCTGCGCGTGTCTGACACAAGACTGACGCGTAGGCGCTTCCCATCAAGCAATTCACCCTTGGCGTGCTGCCACAGTTCCAGCCACTTCGCATGGCCCTGCTTTGCGTTCGCGAGCGTGGCGCTGATTCTCATGGCGCCACCTCCGCACCTAGCACGCTGGCCCGCACCAGCGCCAGCAGGTCCATCTCTGCTCCGTACAGCTTCTCGAACCGGGCTTTCCACGGATGCCGGCTGACCAGGCCGAGCGGCTGGCCGCCCTGGTGGTGCCCTGGATCGCACAGCGGCAGCGTGAACAGATGCCCGATGCGCCTGCCGCCGCGCAGGATGTGGTGCACCGCCGTCGGCCGCGGCTGCTGCCCGTCCAGCCGGCAGGCGATGCAGCCCAGCGACACGATGCTGGCCATCCACGCGGATTCTTCCGTGGTCGGAGTGCTCCGGCCGGTCCTGGACACCGGATCCTTCGGCGCGGCCACCACGGCGCCGGTGGAGCGCGCCATCACGCCGCGCCCAGTGCCTTTCTTCGGCGCGGAGCGCACGCGCTGCAGCGTGGGGCGGGAGAAGCCGGTACGCTTCACGACTTCGGCTCCAGGCACGCCATCTTCAGCTTCACGATGTCGCTGTCCCCGTTTGGCGGTGCCGAGAAGATGACGCGCCCCCGTTGCTTCTCTGCGGCGGCCCACCGCAGCATCGTCAGGGCTTCTTCGACCACCTGCTTGTTGGTCTTCAGGCCCAACGACTCGCGCAGGCGCTGCATGGTGTCGCCTGGAATGACCAGATCAATGCGTTCCATCACGCCCCCTCATCTTCAGCACGTGCTCGGCCAGCGCTTCGAGGATCTTGTTCCGCTGGCTGGGGTAGAACAGCACCCCGCGGGCTCCGGCCGGTGGCGTGGGCTTGGCGATCCGCAGCGTCTCGGTGATGAACGCCTCGCTCATCGTGATGCCACTGCCGAGAGATGCGTTCAGGTCGCCCAGCTTCATCGTGGCTTCCTCCTTCGTGGCCGGCCACGGCGAGGCCGCTACGACGCGGCCCACATGGAAATGGCGGGCGGTGGTGACGGCGACAGGCACCTCAAGCTCCAGCGCGGGCTGTACAACCGGGGTTGCGGCCGGCGCCACGGCTTCGGCGGCCTGCTGGGCCAGCACTTCCGCGGCCTTGCGGGCATCCTCGCGGGCTTCCGAGGCCTTGCGCGCCGCCTCCGCGGCTTCGTCGGCCCGGCGGTTCTTCTCGGCCTCGGCGTCCTGGTGCGCCTTGATCCTCTGCTCGGCAATGGCCTTGAAGTCGGCCACCGGCTTCGTGCCCAGGGCAGCGAAGTCGGCGAAGAGGAAGAACCAGTCGGTCCCGTCCACCTGAAGCGCCTTCCTGTTGTCGAACAACGTGGCGGCCACGTCGTTCAGCCGCAGCTTCTGGTTTGCCAGTTCCTGGGCGGCTGCGGCGCGTACGCTTTCCACGGTGCGCTTGCCCTTGATGGCCTCGCCGAACCCGCCCACGGCGCGCCCGATCCAGGCCGCGCCCAGGCGCTTGTTCAGGCCGGCCACGTGCTCGTCAAGTTGCTGCTGGTGCTCCTGCACGAGCTCGACGCGGATAGACGCCTTGCGCTCGGTCACGAGCTTGTCCAGCGCCAGCCGCTTCGACCGCAGTTGCTCGGTGATGTGGTCCACCGTGCGGAACAGCTCGTCGATGCTGGCCGTCTGCGCCAGCGCCTGATCCTTCACCAGCTTCAGCCGGTCCTCACCGTCCTGGCAGAACTTCACGGTCTGCGCGGCGTTGGCGAAGTCTTCGTCGGTCTTCAGGTCGGTCTTGATGCTGGCGATGAATCGCGTTGCCGCATCCTTGAACACGCCGATGTTGCTGCTGGTGACCTTGCCCTCCACGCGGATCATCAGCGCCGGCAGGGCCTCGATCACATCCACAACGGGGGCTGGCGGGGGCGGAGGCGCCGGCTGGTAGGTGGCCAAGTCGGCCTCAAACTGCGCCCAGCCGGCCGCGATCTTGGCCGCCAGGTCCTTGTTCGGCTTGTACCAGCAGTGGCGCTCTTCCGACAGGTCGCTGTCGTCGGTCCACTCCGAGGCCATGAAAAGCACCTTGCTGCATCCGGACACCATGCACTGCTGCTCCATCTGCACTTGGTGGTGCAGCGGCAGGTCGGTTCCTTTGCAGCCCGGCTGCATGATGGCGCGCAGTTCCTGGTTGAGGCGCTTGTGCTCGAATCCTACCGACTCGTCCATGGTCAGGCCGTCGTACGACGCCGACAGCCGGCCGGCGCTGCCGACAACGGGGAAAAGTTCCTCCCCTAGGATTTCCTCGGCCAGCGGACGGGCCAGCGCCTCCCACTCGTGGCCCTTGTCCAGGATGCGCTCCTGCACGTAGTCGCTGAACTCGCGCGGCATGCCGGTGTGCACCTCGTGCATCAACTGCATCCGCGTCTTCGTCGGCGAGACGCCCAGCATGGCCGGGGCGTCACTTGCGTTCCAGTGCCGTGCCCTGTGGGAGGCCCACTCCGGCGACCCCTGGTCCAGTTGATGCGTGTCCATCACACCACCCCAGCGCAACGCGCAATATCAACCGCAGCGTCTTCGTTCGATGCATTGAAATTCGGCGCTATCCGTCCCGTGCTGGCCTCGTAGATCAGCCGGCCCGCCTCCGCAGACCCAAGCATCGCTTCCAGCGCGTACCCCGCCTGACCCGCAAAATTGATCGCGTGCCCAGCCCGACAATGCGTCGTTTTGCAGGAGTGCCATTCGTTCATTTCGAGATAGCCAAACTGCGTCACTTGGTGCATCTTAGAGTCCAAATCAGGCACGATCGGCACAACCATATCTTGCAAGGATTTAAGCCGGGCCAGGGCGCTGCCGCTGGCCGCGCCGAACAGCCGGGCCAGGTCGCTGCCGCTGGCCGCGCCGAACAGCCGGGCCAGGGCGCTGCCGCTGGCCGCGCCGAACAGCCGGGCCAGGTCGCTGCCGCTGGACGCGCCGATCAGCCGGGCCAGGTCGCTGCCGCTGGCCGCGCCGAACAGCCGGGCCAGGGCGCTGC